CTTGGTCATGGCGAAATTCGTTGATGGTTGTATGGTAGCAGCTCAGTCGGGGTCCGTCAAGCCCTTTGTGTTGATCTTAAGATCTTTTTCCAATTGCCTGGTCATCCTTTCCACTCTCCACTTGAGAGTCCAACGGGGGATTGGGTTGATAGGGTGAAATTTGACAATCCACCATGCTCGTTTGAGTTGTACTCCAGCATAGCGAAACATCAAGTCAATAAATATGACGACGTTTTTATCTACTACCATCATATAAGCAATGATAGCAAAGAAAGCAAATATGGCGTAGTAGTATAAAGTCATGTTATCTATTGTAAAAACGAGCAGCAAATTTTTGATTCATGTATTGAAAAATGTTTTCATAATTTTCCATACACGTAATAATTTCTATTTCTATGTCGTTAATATATTCAGACATATTAGACCAATTATCATCACACCATTCCATAGCTTGATTCATATCAAAATATTTTATATCATTAGATACAAAAATTTGATTCAATTCTCCAATATAATAAATTTTGTTTAATTTACTACTAATATTGGTGATAGCATATTTAAATGTAAATTGATCATTAACTTCTATGGAACGAAGTATAGCTTTTAATTGAGTTGAAATAGACAAAGAATACTTTTCCAAAAATTTATCATATCCAGTATAATTGTATCCATTAATAATAGAATACAAATCTTCGGAAAAAGATTTTAATTTTTGTAAGGCTTCTATAAGCGTCATTTGAATGTTTTTTACTATTTATTTCTTATTTCCTGGTGAGGTCTTTCTCATTTCGATAGAGCAATCATTACAATAATAAGAAAACCCCGTCCTAAAAGATTTTACAACTTGATAATGATCTTTATCCAATGGTTTTTCAATTTCACAACGTGAACAAACTCTACTTGTTGTCGTAGTCGAGTTGTTGCCAACTAGATTTTTCTTGTTTACGGAGGCTCTTAAGTTCTTTGTAAAGTTCCTTGATTTGTTGATAAGCATCTTCTGGAGAGATTTTATCCGCAATTTCAAGTCCGGCAATGAGTCCAACTTTATCACCAAAACGAGCGAGTGCTCGTTCGAATTCTGTGAGGGTTTCATACATGTCAATTCTCCTGTGTTAAAAATGTTTCTAGTATACTTTTGGGTTTTGGTTTGGGATTTTCTGGATATTTAACGATGATGAGTTCCGTTTTCTCATACCGCTTAGTACCAGACATTTGATACGGGAAAGTCAAGTATCGAAACTCAGTCCAATCCTTATAAAGGTTTTGAACACTTTCGCTGTTATCGTAGGACATTACAAAGCCGCCACGATGAGATTTAAGAATCTCGGCAAACTCTTCATGGTCGAACGTCTTATGTAGTTCACCATCCTTACCATAATAATGGCTGACAGTTTCATAGTACGGTGGATCCAAATACATGAAATCATCTACATGCTGAGGAATGGTGTCGAAACAACTGCCATAGTTGAAACTAAAGTTGGGATTATTGAATTTCCTAAGCTTTTCCACACCAACCAAGCGAAATTCTGCCCTAGAGCGTACAGTGGAGCATCCAATCTTTCCAGAATAAGATCCCTTGATAGCAATATAGAATGCCCAGGCACGGGTAAATTTATCTTCACTATCCATTAATGGCAGAAAAGATTTATAATGATCACTATCAATCAACGGATAGTGTTTAGTGACTTCATCCGCCAATCGGTTGCCACCTTCGGTAGTCAGTATTTCCCAAAAATCGGCAAGCGAACGAAAAATATCGTATGCTTGTACTTGAATGCCTTGAGAGGAAAGCAGCATCTCAACCGAACCGCCGCCAAGAAAAGGCGAAACAACATAATCGACACCAGGATAAACATCCTTGATAATGTCGATAATCTCATTTTTCATCCTGTTTTTACCGCCAGCGTAGCGGTACAGGGAGTGGTTGGTCAGTTTAGATGAGGCCATGAATAGTTGTTCCGAACGATGTTGTTGTAAAACTTTTCTCTATTATAACCTGGATTGATGTGATCTGACAACTCTATAATCTCCATGTTAAACATGGCATATTCCTCACGCTGAATCCGTCCATTGAGAAAATTACTCCTGAACATTCTAGCACACTCGTAGATGTCTCGTGCTACGTCAGGATTTCCGAACAGGTGCTCGGCAGCGATAGTGTTGAGGATGTCCACGTAGTTCCCCTGAGTGCCGCCAGCTCGCTTGATTCCAGAGCCCTTGAGGATACGGAATTCACTCAGCGAAGACATCCCAATGTTACGCCACACATATTTGTCGTATTTGGGAGTGGTACGAGTGAGCCAATACTGACACAATTCATGCTCACTCATAGAAAGAATCTCCGCTTTCATCTTATGATTACGCTTTACGGCGTCTTTCATAGACTTATACCAGATAGTATATTCAAGCTCTCCCATTTCATATCGACGTTCACAACGTTCAATAAAATTTTGAGCAGATTGCTTCTTGTTCTCATTAATGTTAGCAAGAACAAGTACAATGTTCTCTGGATGATCGCCAGCAATCGGATCAATGTGTTCTACCTGAAAATCTAAAATATGATATGGACCGTCGCCACTATAAGCACAGCAACGATCCTGATTCAGATACATTTGAGTGATCATGATACCCCTGGCTTCGGTGGGGGTAGAACCAGGAGAACCTATGGTATTTGTGAGGGGATCATAGTATCCAGCCAGCAGTTGCTGTCCAGACTTACGAATGTCTGCTTGTTCTTCTTTTGTAAACTTGGAATATGCCTGAACAGCAGATTCCCAAGAAAAATCATTGATCTTTGCTTGAGCAACAATAGCTTCAGCAGGACCAGTGATAATATCCTTACGAGCAACCACTCCCTCTAGTTGTTTGAAGGTGAGTAGTTGATCCTTGTAATCAATTGATCGTTTGAGTGTCATCGTACATCAATGGCGGGTTGACCTTGGACAAAGATAGTGTCTACGACTTCTTCCAGACGACGCTGGGTTTTCTTGCCGTAGTTCTTGAATACGGGAACGGTGACGAACCCAGTGGGCTTTCGGTACATAGCGAAGTTTCCTGCCTCGATTCTACCACACTCAACGTCCCTGGCGTCGTCTTTGTTAAGACGGATCACACGCCCGATGGTCTGTGCCATTTCCACAATTGGTAGGTTACGGAGCAAGATGGTATGAGTCAGACCATGAACGTTGATGCCTTCAGACAAAATGCTGTAGTGGAAGATAATGAACTTACGGTTAGGATCTTGCCCCCAAGAATTGAAAGTGTCGAAGAAAGTCTCACGATCAACTTTGGTTTGGTTGACATAAGCACCGAACTTACTGGTAATATGAAGAACATCAAAGCCTCGCTCAGCGAGGTCTGAGAGCACCTTGGTGCTCGACAGCATTTGCCAGAGGATCTTGCTGCTGGGAGCAGCCACAAGCACCTTCTGAGCGTTCCTAGAGTCCAGTCCGTCGATCATGTCGATCAGGGTGCTGGCGTCGTTGTCAGCAGCAGTGAGACCTTTCTGGCGCTCATAATCAACTTCATGAATCTGAATGGTAGGACGAAGAATATTGCCTTGCTCTACAAGTTCTGGAGCTGAAATGTTAGAAATAATCTGACCGAATACCATGCTGTTGTTCATGCCAGTGCCAAGCGAAGAACGACGATGCTTAGGAGTAGCAGTGAAATAATAATAGTTGGTAGCATTACAGGATGCCACAGAGTCAAAGAAATCTACACGAGTGCTATTGTGGGCTTCATCGAAATAAGCAACATCAATATTGATTTCCGACTCGTTAACACGACGAAGAGAATTATAGGTAGTAAAAATGAGTTTATGATTATCTACAACTTCATCCCAAGCAGCAATCACATCGGGCTTGGTGGTGCTTTTGTGATGAGTCTCGCCACTGTGAACGTGAAGAATATTGGCAAAATCAATGTGCTCAAGAAACTCGCTAGACAGCTGCTCTGCCAGGAGAATACGAGGAGCACACACAACAATGGTCAGTGGTCTGCTAGATTCGTTCATTCGACGAATAGCATCATAAATCATGATGAGAGTCTTGCCAGCTCCAGTGGGAGCAATGATCTGCCCAAACTGGTGCTTGATCATGGCGGCAATGCTCTGCTCTTGTTGAGGGCGGAGTTTCATGGCGAAGCGTTTCAATAAAGATAGTATGGCACAAAAAAAGAGGGCAGTCAACCCCCTTGTGCCAATTAAGCAGGTGGCTGAACTGGGGGCGGTATTCTGTCAGAAAATGATCGTAGATTATCGTTCGAGTAAGCCAAATTACCGTTCGAAAATACCACAACCTGAACAAAATAATCAGGATCACCATCTCGATTCATTGGAAAATTCTCAGTGGCAAATAGATATGCTTGCTCTTCGGTATCAAATTCCACAAATGTAAATTCATTATACAATAGTTTGTCAAATAACTCAGGCGATTCTGGTTGTAGATTTTGATAATATACTGAGTAAATTTGATTCGCTTTTTCGGCGTCACTTACATTATCTGGTCCAATAGTTCTCAGAATCATCATCGTTTTTTTCTGAGTTTCTGTGTAGTATTCAATCCACTCTAAAAAATCTCTAATTATCATCATTCCATCTCCTTCATTTTAATGGTTTTAAACTCTTCGATATCTTTAATTAAATTATATTTGGCAACAAGTTTTGATGTTGTTGGATTAATTTCAAATCCCGATACTTCATATGTTTTAATCATTTCGGCAAATTTTGTAACTTCCATTGTTGAATCGGAAGACGATTTAAGATTTAAAAATTGTGGATTATTTACAAATTGATCTGGAGTGCTTAAATATTCCTCTTCTAAATTAGAATACTTTGAATAGTATTGATCTGGTCTTATGGGCCATTTCATTTCCTCAATCCAAATTATATAATCTAAATCAGTTTCAAAATCATCACGGATTTTATCCAAATCACGAAGCTTATTTCTCCACGTAATCCACATTTCCTTTTCATTTTCAAAAAGTTCTGGAGCATCGGGGAGAACTTTATGGTCAGTTCCTCTCAACAATTCCTCAATAAAATCATCATTTTTTTTATTAAATTCAGAAAGATAATAAGCAGTTTTGGATAATTCCAAATACTCTTTAGTAGCACTATAATTTTTTACCTCCGTGTCAATAGTAATAGCAGCATTCAGAATATTATATAATTCTTTTGCTTGCTCTATAGTTAAGAAGTCCGATGTATATTGAATCCATCTAGTATTTTTTGTAGAAAAATCATATTTCAATTTTTCCTTTTCAATTATATACTCACCATTTTCGTAGATGGCGAACAAAATAATTCTATCGTTGTCATTTGACCACTCATCAGGAATATTTTTTAAAATATTTTCATTGATTACAGAACTAATCACTACACTGTTGTAAGCATAATTGCCAGTTTCGTCTTTAATTCTTAGAAGAATTAATCTGTTTTTTGCATCATACTCAAGAATTGTTTTTTTCTCATCGGGAGAAGGCAACTTTTCAAATACAAAATCGTCAGGATTAAAATTTAATTTTCCCATTGCTGTAGTTTTTTTAGTATTTATTTTAATATGCTTTGATTACCCATCTAACTTTAGTATAAGGTGTAACAAGTGGCACCAAATCATTTGGAGAGAATGCTGGTGACGGTATCAACTGTTTTCCTAAACCTAAAGTAAATGTTCCTGGGAAAACTTCAAGTCCAACTTGAGCGGCAGTAAATACAACAGAAACTGATGAATTAGCAGGTGCTCCACCGAACGATGTTCCACCCCCAATACTATTGCCATAAGAAAATACGGTATTAGTATTAGTTATAGCAGACAATGAAAGATAATGGGAATGGGAAAGTTTTGTTGTAGGAGAAAACTTAGAAACGCTAATAAATCTTCTAGGAATAGTTACGGCACCAATCCATCTCAAATTATTTCCAGAAACTGTGTCTGCTGGTAAAGCATTATTATCGACGTAGTTATAAATTTCTCCAAATATCGCTGAGTTTGGCTGCCTAATTCTAATTGAATTATGAATTTCAGCAGTGGTAGGGCTGCCACAAGACGTATCAAATAATTGTAACGCCTCAATACATTGATATTCATCCTGAGTTGGTCCAGGATCAGTATTTGGATTTAAAAAGTTTCCTTGTTTTCCTGGAGGAAGACATAAACCGTATTCTCCAATTTTTTTACCCCAAACAGTGCCATATAGTGGGGTGGAAACAGTAGTTTTAATTGTATTAGCACTTTCATCGCTATTTGAAGGATCGCTTAGCAATTGATATTGATTTCCTGTGTGGTAACCCCACAAATTAATAGTTGCTGTTCCTTCTATAGGTGGAGCAGCAGAACTTCCGCTCTTCTGACCAATATCAACACCACTAGGAGCACCTCCAGGACTTCCCCAACCAACTCTTCCCTTAAAACTACCCAAATCAGCTTGTCCAGTAATAAGATTATGCTGGTGAAATGGAGCGTCAAAAAGTTTAGTTTCTTTTAATGAAACCTGACCAGATACTTGTCCACTAACAGCAAATTCTATCGTATCAGATACTTCTGAATATCCTGTTGTAATAATTTGGGCAATAGCAAAAAATTGACTATCTTGTGCTGGTTGTCCTGTTGCTGGAGTTTCTACCTGTTCTAATTCATCTACTCCAGGATCAGCAATTGTGTCAATATACCACATTCCTCCAAATGATCCAGGAATGAAAGCAGATCCATTTCCTCGTTGTTTTGCTGGACCATATTCAGGAGTAACAATAGGTGAAGATGGTGATTGGTTATCTACGTTTCCTGTTCCGAGAAGTTTTCTATTTCTCATGTCAGGAACTCTAAATTCTCCAGCAAGATTTGCCCCAAAAGTATTACCAATTACTTCATAAAGAAGTGGATAATCTTGAGGAGAAACAAATCTACCATCACAATAAATCCATCCAGGGAATCTAGCGTTAGCTTTACCGTTTAGTTTATCATCAGAAATGCCCCAATCATCTTCTTGGGTATTATCTTTAAATACTGGCATAACAGATCCAACTGCCATACCATCAAATTTAGTATTAAATTTGATTTGATCAGAACCTAATACTTTAATGACAAAAGGACTACTGTAATATTGCCCAAATACAGGTTCTGGAGCTGGACCAGGAGTAGTTACAGAGAATGATGTATTAAATGAACCAACATATACATTAGTTGAAAGAGAAAATGCTTCTATTTCGCTTGATTTTAATCTAACTCTAATTGTGTTACCATTACTAACAGTTCCTGGATTAGAAGCAGTCAACAACTGAAAACTACCACCATTGATGCTAATTAATCCACCGCCAGTAGAAAATATACTTACTGTTTGACCCAGACCACTAATTGTGATAATTTCAGAATCAGTAAATATGCCAGGACCAGTAGCAAGAACTGGAGTGAATAAAAATGGTGTTGGTGATGTTCCCAACTGCCCTTCATTCGTGACTGTCCATGTAGTACTATAAGTTCCAACAGTTACAACAAATTGTTTTGGATCTCCGTTGATACCACTAGTCGTATATCGTAATTGAATACTGTCTAAATTACTTACAGTGAAAGTAGTTGTATTTCCTACAGGAAGTATTGGATTTGATGTATTGGCATTTAATATTACAGATGCTCCTCCAGTCACAGTAGAAACAATAGATGTATCAATACCTTGTATTGTTCTTGTGTTGCTATTTACGAGAGTATTAAGCGGAACATTAGATAAGTCAGTAAAAACAAACCCAATTGGTGATGTATCAAAACTTTTAATTGTTCTAACTTCCCACTCAACTGATGGACCAGTTCCTATAGCTACATCAGTAAAAACAGATGTTAGATTATCTGGTGATGATAACAATCTAACCTTAAAGCCCTGACCGTTCGATATTTGTCTAGGAGAATTTTGATAGGTATCACATGTCCCAGACGGGGTACAAATAGAAATTTGTGCTCCGTTGGTAGCAGTTATATTTACTGGTACGTTAATACCAGACACATACACAATATCACTTTCAATTAAAGTATTAACTGCTTGATCTATTTTATTTGGTATTGTAAATGGCGCTGGATTATTATCGGGAGGTTCGCCAGTATTTACATTAAAGAAAGAAGTTACATTACCAATCGTAACGTTTGCTCGGTAAGTCGTAAAATAATCATTGCCAGTTGTAAATCTGACTTGAACATATCCTTCATTGAAAATAATTGCTGATTGTCCCCATGCTCCACAAGTATTTGGATCATTTGGATCACAAGTTCTAACTTGAGCATCGTTACCAATCAATGTAGATATAACTCCACCAGTGATTCCAAAAATTTGAACTTTTTCTGAAGTGTATTGAGTAGCAGGAGAAGCATTATCTACTTCAGGAAAGAAAAATGGTTCTGGTGTAATGTCCTGGGGAGCATAAGTCAACATTACATAGCCAAACTCTTGTGGTCCAGCACCCAAATTTAAACCAGTTGTTTCTGTTATTGTGGCGTAATTTGAATTGTAATAAAGATCTCCAGTTGTGCCACCAATAGCATCTAAGTCGGTTGTTTGAATTACAACACCACTTTCATCAACTTTGTTTGGGGGAATTATTCCACCAGCTCCAAAGCCACCGCCACCGCCACCACCACCACCGCCATCGGTGAGATTAGATTGACCGTCAGAACCATTAAAATTTAGTCCATTTAAAGATGTTCTTAATGTAGTTATTCCTGTATAGTTACCATTTTGATTTGTTTGCTGTAGCGTAGTGTCATTACCAGCACCAGCACCACCGCCGCCACCTCCAGCCATAACAAGTAAAGTTCCATCACCTAATGTAATGGCAGAAGCACCACCGCCTCCACCGCCTCCACCTGATTTATCGCTAGGACCAGCATTTCCACCGTCTCCACCAATAGCATAACCCCAACCGCCAGCTCCACCTTGAGCACCACTCAAGAAATTTACTCCAAATCTACCAGCGTTTCCAGAATATATCTTAAGATTTCTCAAATTTTCATCGTTTAAAACTTCTTGAGGTAAATTAATTACACCCTTTAATATTGTACTAAAGCCACCTCTTCCGCCAAAACTATTTGGAGCATCATCTCCACCATTTCCGCCACCTCCGCCATACATGACAAAAGTTAATTGTTGTACATAGGCTGGGAGGTTATATTCAATAAAAGAACCACTGGCACCAACACCACCACTGTAACTGGCATAAATATTGTCTTCTATTTGTGTTTGTATTTTCCAAACATCAGTAGTGCTTCCAATTCTATAAGCAGCACTAACAACATTACCTTGAGTATTTGAAGCAGTTGCTCTTACATATACTACTTCAGCAGTAGCAGGAACAGTAACAGTTTTAGCAAATGTTACGTTATCTACACTTACTTGTACATTTGCTCCTACAGTTGACTCGGCATCTACTGCTTGTGCTGTGGTAGCTACATCAAGACCAGCAATTGGTATAGTTACAATATATGTTTGTCCAGGCAAAGCGGTATAATTATCTCTAGCTCTGAATGGATATGGAGTGCTTCTAGAAAGTCGTGTTTTTAAAGTGATTGTATCTACTTTATCAGCAAATGTAGGTGTTGTTGGACCTGCCGTGGGGTTCCCATTAGGACCAGCTGATGGAGGACCAGATATTCTAATTGAACTAGTTTTTGTAGTATTGAAATTGGGAGAAGCAGTTAATCTTAAATTTACTTGATCCCCATTTTGAACATATAATTGTTGTACCCAAGTTCCTGTATTATTCTTTCTAATTTGAGCATCACCACTAGTTACAGAACAAAGAACTTGTACAGTTTGATTTGAAGTTGGAGTAGTATTTAACGGTAGTGAACTAGAAAGATACGAAGGATTAATTGGAGTTGCTGCTTCAGCATATGTATTGCTTGGATATTCTGTACCCAATCCAGAAATATTGAAATTAGTAAAATAAGTTCTGTCTGGTTCAGCAGCATTAAAAGTATTAGTAGAACTAACTACAACACTATCAATTGTTCCGTCATCAGATGGAGTAAAAATAGGAGATAAAGAAACAGTATTTGGATACCTATCTACTTCTGTCCAAACATACCAACTATCTGTTCTAGTTCCAGTTGTTTGTATTACTTGAAAAGTTCCAGACCCATAAGTTCCAGCATCGTTATTCTCATAACCACCTGCTAAAGTATCGGCATCATTTGAAAAAATAGTTACAGATCCAGATGTTTTAGTTGTATACGTAGATCCAATAGCAATTCTTGTATATAATGTATTGTTTAAAACAAGACCAGTTACAGATTGAGACCAAGTTGTATTATCTTTGGAAATCTGCACATTTCCTGTAGATGTGGCTCGTAAAACAGCGTCAGAATCAATACCAGTAATAGGTATATTTTGTGTTTTATATGTACCAAATTCTGTAGCAATAACATCAACAAAATCAGTAAACTGCCAAGAATCTACAAGTTGATCTTGTGCTCTTGTAGTAACAGACCAAGTATCACTTACTACAGCACTAGGTTGTCCTACATTTGTTCCCCACGTTTCATCTGAAAGTCTGAGGGTTACATTAGTTGTTGTAGTATACCAATTTTCGGTAGTTAATCGTAATCTGATCTTATCGCCTTGGCGTACAGTTCCTGACGTAATCCAAGGACCTATAGAACCACCACGATCTATTCTAAAAGCAGCAGCGGCATTTGCTCCTGTCGTAGTTCCTTTCGGACCACTAGTAGTAACCGTTATTACAGCAGGAATTTCAATTTCAATACCGTTAACTAAAATTTCATTTGAATAATATGTAGTAGATCTTTCAATTGTCGTAAGTACTGTTGTGGTACTTGTATTAATAAATGCTTGTTGATCATTAAAGCTAAAACTATCTGGTCTCGAATCTGGTATTCTCGTACCAAAAATAATGCCATCAGGATCAGAACCAGTTCCAATTTGAACGTTAACTGATACTTTTGTATTCCAAGTTGATGGTGTTGGGTATCTAACTTCTACTTGATCTCCAAGCCCAACATATACTGGCGTACTACTAAATGGCATTTATTTTATGACAATATCCGCTATTCTTTATTTATATTCACTGTAGTGGTCTTATATCTTGCCAGGGTCCACCATTAATTCTAACTTGAATTGGTTCTGATGCTTTAATTTCTAATTTTTCGTTTTCTTTAATGTTATTTACAGAAACAATTTGTGAGCGATAGTACTCTTCTTTCGGAGACATGTTGGGGGCATCTACAAATGTCTTTTTCATATCATCACCTTATTTTTTGTATTTATATTGATCTAGTATCTTGCCAATTTTCCCAACTGCTAGCTCCAGCTCGTTTTACTCTAATCTGTATATTTGAATTATTAGTTTTAACTTCAACTGGTATTTCAATATCATCAACATTTAAAGTATTTGAACTAATATATTGTTCTGGTGGATTGTCTGGAGGAGTTGTAATAGTGTCTATATCTGGATAAGGCACTCTATCATCTTTATTAGATAAATTAAATGTTTCACTTACATCTGGTGCTCGGGTAGTTAATGTAAAAAATCTTCTTACTGGACCTATATCAATGTAAAACTGAGAAGAATTAGTTAAACCAGAAGGGTCTGTGTTGAACGAGGGCGACGAAGCTCTAGCAAAAACTACATTATTATTTGAAACCAAAACAGATCCAGACCAATTTACACTATTATTGGAAACTTGAACTCCTGGTCCAGCAGATACAGTTGTCTGCATATCAATACCAGTTATAGTTGTAGTACTAGTGGTAGTTAAAGTGTTTGGTTCTAAATTACTTTGATTGGAAATACTATAATTATCTGGCGTATTATCATTAAAAACTTCAACGGTTATAGTTTGATTGACACAATTAGATCCAGCACAAGCAGTTAATGTATAAGATCTAGTGGCAGGAGAAGACGAACCAACTGTTGATTGAGGTAAATTTGTAATACTAGCAGAACCACTAGAACCAACCACACCAATATTACTTATAGAAACAGATGTTGTATCTGATGTATTCCAACTTAATGTAGTGTCATAATTTTGAATACCATCAGATCCGCTAGTTTGTGGATTTGGATTTGCTGAAAAATTATTAATTTCTGGAGTTAATAAAGTGTATTGAATAAAAATATACCCGTTACCATTATTAATATTTGATGAAGTTAATGAAGCGTATGTAGTGTTATATCCGCTACCACCCCCGTATCCACCCCTAGCATTTACGTTTCCAACACTCACGTCAAAACCATTATATCCTCCACCTCCGCCGCTAGCACCACCACCACCGCCACCACCACCAGATCCATCACTAGGACAATTGCCGCCACCACCACCGTTACTAATTGAGGAAACAGACCCCGCCCAATTAAGACCAACATCACCTGTTAAACCAGGAACATTTGGATATGCGGCACCACCGCCACCTCCACCGCCACCAGCAACGATAATCCAAGAACCAGAATAACTATCATAAACTCCAGTGGCTCCGCCACCGCCACCTCCACCACCAGAAGATCCCTGAGGACCCGCACGACCACCTGTACCACCAGAAGCAACACCGCCTCCGCCGCCACCACCAGGAGCATTACTTTGATTGCTATTTCCGTCGCCACCAATAGATCCAATATTTAATTGTAGATTTCTAGCAACAAATGATGGTTGTATAGTAAATGTTCCAAATCGACCAGCTCCATAAATTCCCCCAGGAGAACCAGCATCAGAACCACCAGATCCGCCCCTAGCAGCAGCAACTTGAATAGAAATGTTGGTGGCATTTGCTGGAATAGATATAGTTTGACTTGATGTATATGTAGCACTAAAAGTTGATGATGCCATTTATATACTCCTTACATCTTGCCAATTATTCCAATTAGTAGAACCAGACGGTTTTATTCTCACTTGAACATTTGGGTTACTAACTTTAACTTCAACTGGTATTTCGATATCATCAACAGTTAAAGTATCCGATGTTATATATGAATCTGGTGTTCCTGGTATTGTATCTATATCAGGAAAAGGCAAAGCATCATCTTCATTAGGATAATTAAATGTTTCACTGACATCTGGTGCTCGTGTAGTCACTGTAAAAGTTGATCTAGTTGGTCCAACATCAACATAATATTGAGTGGAGTTAGTTAAACCAGAAGGATCTGTATTAAATGGCAAAGAAAAAACTTTTACGTATAATTGTTGATTATTACTTATAGTAGTTGTATTAGCATAATTAACGCCGTTGGTAGAAACTTGAACCCCAGGACCACCACTGGCAACAGTTACCATGTCTATTCCTTCAATTGCTGATGTTTGTATAATTACAGGACTATTTGGTTCTACGTTATTTTGATTTGGTATACTGAACCCAGTTGGAGTATTATCATTATATACTGATACTGTAGTTTGAGCAGTCGTTGTTCCAGCACTATTTGCCGCTGTTAGTGTATAAGTTTTAGTTGCTGGCGAAACTGATCCTGTGATAGATTGAAGACCAGTGTTAACTGTTCCAGTTGATCCAGCAATCGAAGAAAGTTCACCAACTCCTTGATTAATGTTTAATGTTTGTGCCCCAAAAGTATTCCAAAAAAATGCTGTATTTGCTGATGGTACACCTAAAATACCACTAGTTTGTGGATTTGGATCAGCATAAAATTCAAAAATTTCTGGAGGATCTAATAAGGTAAAAGTCAAATTACATTGATAAAAACAACCAACGTGGAATAAAGCGTCTGCTGTGCTAAAATTTAATTGAAAAGAATTATTACTATTTTTAGCTAGAAAATATGGACCAGGAACTACTATTGTTTGATTTACTGGTCTTCCTGCAGCACAACCCTGCCCTCCACCTGGAGATGTTGCTCTAATTATTTCAGCTCCATTAAATCTCAAACTCATATTTTCAAATCCAGGATCTTGACTTTCTCCAAGACCAGTTAACGAAACAGTCATATTAAATCTTGCTTGAGCACTTAATGTTGCTGTAGCAACACCATTTTGAACATTTCCATTAGGACCACCACAATTAGCAGAATCCTGTACATCAAATCTTATAGTGTTTCCACTATTTGATATATTCCATCCAAAAGGAGCGCCAACACCAACTTGAGATGTAGTCCAATTTACTGATACTGCTGGAGGTAACGGCATTTAAATACTCCTTATATCGATCCAGTTTCCCCAAGCAGATGAGCCAGGAGTTTTCTTTCTAATCTGTACATTAGAATTATTAGTTTTAATTTCTACAGGTATTTCAATATCATCAACAGTTAATGTGTTAGATATAATATAAGGTTCAGCTGGATCGGGTATAGTATCTATATCAGGAAAAGGAACTCTATCATCTTCATTTGGGTAATTAAATGTCTCGTTGACATCAGGCGCTCTAGTTGTTAAGGTAAAAAATCTTCGAATGGGACCCACATCAACATAAAAACTAGAAGAATTAGTTAACCCAGATGGATCAGTATTGAATGGGGGAGAAACAGCTCTAACAAATAAAGGATTGTTATTAGATACAAAAACAGATCCAGCCCAAGAAGAATTATTAGTTGATACTTGTACACCAGGACCACCTTGGGCATTAATTGTAACATCTATGCCAGTAATTGTTCCAATTGAAATACTGGTTAATGTACTTGGTTCTAAGTTTGTTTGACTTGGTACAGAGTAATCATTTGGAGTACCATCATTATAAACACTAGCAGTAGCAGTGGCGGTGACAGTTCCTCCAGGACCAGTGGCTGTTATTGTATAAGTTCTTTGTGCTGGAGAATTAGATCCAGCAACAGATTGAAGACCAGTATTAACTGAGAACCCCCCAGAATTAACAGCAACTCCACCAACTCCCTGATCAATTGTTACATTGCTAGCATAAGTAGTGCTCCAAGTTAGTGTTATAGTACTACTTAATGTTCCTGGAACTGGATTAGTTTGAGTACTAGCAGTAAATGAATTTATTTGTGGTGGATGAAAATCCCATACTAATCGAGCAGCCCCATTAGCGCCAGCGCCTGCCTCACCTCCATTAGTATTACCAGCTCCACCAGCTCCATAATTACCTCCCCTTTTACCACCAGTACATCCTGCCTGAGACCCATCTAAATTTGTTCCTTGTCCCCCCAGAGAATTACCACAACGTCCAGAATTACCTCCTGGTCTGCCAGCACCACCACCTTCTCCGCCAGTAGTGTTATTATCAGAATCTTTTGTACCATCTTGTCCACCACCAGTTTCATCTCCAGATCCACTACCACCATTTCCACCTTGCCCGTCAGTGCCTCCTCTTCCCCCAGTAGCAGTTACACCTAATGGTCCACCACTAATTATAGTAGTTCCGCCATTGTTGGAATTATTATTTCCTGGCTGATTACCACCAGATCCAACAGTTATGGATATAACAGTTCCACCAGCTACTGATCTTGTAGATCTAGCAAATCCACCGCCGCCACCGCCACCGCCATCTTGATTATCAGTTCTATCTTTATAGCCAGATCCACCACCACCGATAGCTGTAGCAGTTACATTTCTACAAGCAAAAGGTGCTGTCCAAGTTGTTGAACTACCAAAATCTTGACTGGGCATATTTTTATATCTTGATAATAAATTCTACTAACATGTAGGGTGATATAGCAGTGTCCAATTTTTTAACATTTTCTGTAGTGATAATGACTTCACTTTCGATACCATCGGCAGGAATGTCAGTATTAAAAAATTGATATTTTAGTGTTGTATTATCTTTTAATTCAGTTGATCCAGGTAAATTAATACCGTGTGTATGATTTATAGTGAATGTAGATCCTTCAGGACCATCTATAGCAATAACATTATTAGATCCTTCAGTTTGAGAATCATTTCCACCTCTACTACCTCTATTTTGAACATATGAAGTATCTGTCCAATTACCCAAATAGGTAAACACCCCAACATCAGCATCGTGACCGTGAGCTTGAAAATTTTCTTCAGTTAATGGAGAATTTAAAACAAACCCAGTAGAAGTTTTGTATAATGGGTTTCCACCAAAAGAATTTTCTTGACCAATAACTTCAAAACTTCCTCCATATCTAATTGTTACAGAATCTCCAACCAATGATTGTACTATCGTTTCCGCTCCAACTTTAGTAATTGATGGATCTTGATCCAATGTTAGATTAAGATATTGACCAGTTGAATTAGCACATCTAATATATTTCGATCCTAAATCAGGAAGTTGAAATTGATTACTTGTAAGAATATCTGGGTTTTTAGCAAATTTAGAATTTTGTCCTGTTCCCAAAATAGCGGCAAGACCAGGATAAACATCGGCAGAAAGAATACTACCGTCACATCTCAAATAGCCAGCTGGCAATAAAGTTTTCCAAGTAGACTGATCAGGAATATTAACATCAGGTAATTTAACCATAAATGGCATTATGATACCAGTAATGCCACCATATTTTGCTTTTTCTTTAGTGTAATATTTTGCCATGTTAATATGCCCTAATTAAATTTGTTATGGATAATGATGGCGAAGTTAATGTGAAAGCAATTTGTAAAGCTTCTGGTACATTATCAGGAATAACATTTGGCTGACAATTGACAGAAATAAAATCTCTAATATTTAAATTACCTGGATCATAAGTAACTAAAAATTCACTTTCGTGGTCGTGAGTTTCAATAACATCATTTACACTAGCGTCAACTTTAGATGTAACTGTAAAACTAACAGCAGCGGTATTATAAAGTGTCTTTTTAAAATTATCTGCTTGATCACTCCCATTACCACCAGAATCATAATTTGGTTGTTTAATTGGCGATGTTTCGTCAGAAAAAGGAATAAAACTGTTTACGTTTAATCTACCAGTAGATCTAATATTAGCTAAATCAGAAGTTTCTGTTTCTCCTGATGTTCTAGTTCTTAATTTTTTTGCCGAAGTAAACCAAGGTTTACCAACTCCATGGGCAGCGGCACTAGTTTGAATCGGTATATGTGTTCTTGCTGGTTTTGTTCCACCAATAACAGCTAGAGCATATTTTCCATATCCTTGTTGAAACGGACTACTTGAAGATCCTACAGTTGCTTCATCACTGTTAAGTCCAGTTTGATCTCCCCAATAATTAGCAACACCATTACTACGTACAGGACCATCAGGATTTTGATTCAATGGAAAACAAAATTCATTAGGATCTCCATTAGTTTGCTCGTATGTTTGAGCTAAAAATATTTGAGGGTTATCCCAAACACCAACGCCAGTTCCCGGCACAGTATCAGAATCATTTTTATTAATAGTTTCGTAAGATCCTGGGTGTACATGTTGCGGCATATGATCTCTGCCTAATTTTCTCGGAACTACATACACAGAACGAACGTCAAATCCGCCAATAAATGTTTGTCCTTCAATAGTTCCTTGAAAATAAGAATTACCTACAGAATCAACCGTTACTATAGCATTACCCCCACCACCTATATTAGCTCCACTTATAGTTAAAATATTTCCTTGGGTATAACCTTGTCCTTTATTTTTAATAGCTACAGAATATGTTCCGTCACTAGCAACAATTACAGTAAATAATGCTCCTGTTCCAGTACCGCCCGTGGCAGAAATATTTTTAAATACTTGTGTGGAGCCAGTAGCAATTCCAGATCCAGAAGTAGTATAAGCAGCAATAAATCCGTCTGGATCTGGAGTGTATGTAAAATTGATGTCGGTGGTAGCAAAAACAGTTGATGGGGGTCCCAAATCCCCTTCATCCCCCAAATATTGAATAACAACATTTCCGGCAGAAATATCATCAATAGATGATGGTGCTATACTAGCGTTAGCATTAAAATGTTCCGGTCCTATATCAGCTAGAGTTTTTTGATTTACAGCGGGCAATCTAAAAGTTCCGTCATAATCTGGAAAAGAACCATCAAATCCTGTTCCTCCATAACTGTCTTTTAAAATTCTAGCTAATAAAGGATACTCGTCAGCCCTAACTTCAGCTCCATTACACAATAACCACCCTTTAGGGATTCTAGTTAAAACCCCAGTCCAAGGCATTACCGATCCAATTGGTAATGCCTTTTGTGTTCTTACAGCGTTGTAATTTTTTGGCATCTTAGATTTCCATTAACCACCAACCTTGTTGTGAAGGAGGAGCCCCAGTAGTAGTACCATCATAATTTAGTGGACCAATGTAAATTAATCCAAGAGCAGCATTAGGAGATTGTACTACAAGTTCACCACCATTATATGTAGACCCGATAGCTGGTCCTTGTCCAGAGTTTGTATTGTCTCCTTGAACACGAACGGTCGAAGGCGCCCTAAATCTCAATGAAATATTATAAGTTAGATTTCCGCCAACGTCTACTACTCTAATCATATCACCAGTCGTTGGATTTTGTGGAAGTTTGAAAATAGTGTCAGCAGAAGGAGAGAGGAAATAATTAACATTAGCAACACCCTCGATGACATCTTCACCACCACCAACGTATACCCATTTTCTAGCACCCGATGGAGTAAAGAATCCATTTACCCCAGCAAAATCCATAGAGCCATCATTACCAATTTCAAATAATTTTTGCTCTAATGTTCCTCCATCACCATCGCTAACAATCTTATTGACTGTTAAATCACCACCGTTAATTTTAACATCGCCAGCAAAAGTGCTAGTACCAGATCCTTCGGTAGTTAATGTTCCAGAAATAGTTAGATTTCCAGTAGTATTTTGTAAGAATAATTTCTGACCAAATACTAATCCACCATCACCATCATCAACAGGGTTGTTGTCAGTAATTAATAGATTTCCACCACGTAGTGTAGTAGATGAGGTAGAACCATCAACTGTAAATCTGTCACAATTTGAACCACCAACACCAAGATTTCCAAAGATACATGTGTTGCCAGTAGCACTATCTACAGCAAACCTTTGGGTTGTTCCATTAGTAATTACAAATCTATCTTGATTTGTTGTTGAAGATCCAATAAGTGTGAATGTTTTATTTAAATCTAAAGTTCCTGCTATTACGGTATTACCTGTAGTAGAATCAACTTGGAACACAGTATTAGCAGGGTTGCCACCATCATTAATTCTGAAAAGTTGATTAGTTGTCTGATTAATAGCATTAACATTAGCTAATTCACTATCACTAAATCTTAGAATATCACCAGAAACTACAGACCCACTGAATACTCCTGTAGCAATTGTTTGAACTGTTCCTGAACCAGGATTATTCAATCCACTTACTTCGTCAATATAACTTACATCATTTGCTAAAGTATATTTTACAAGAACAGCATTATCTGGGTGATCAGTTCTAAGATAACGATAAACACCTGTGCTGGATCCAACATTAGGACCAGATATCATCAAACCTTCGCCAGTGAGAGCATTTCTAGCTCGTTTTACTTTAATTCTGAGTGGCAAATCAGAAATATCGTTTAGATTCGTAAGTTCAATAACTTGTACTAATTCACTATACTGCTCGCCAACAGGAGAAGCTACCGTATCTTGTCCAGTAACTTGTACAGAACGATCAATTAAAACATAATCACCAATACCAAACTCATTGAAACTTTGTTCTCCGATGGGTAGGAAATAATCTTCAGCATTTGCTGGGTCAACTTGATATGTCGTTCCTCCCCAGAATGATAATCCCTGAGTATCAATAGTTCTTGAGATGATTACTTTTTTGAAAATATCGACATTTAGGAGATCAATATTTCCTCTTACATGTATAGTGGTTGGAGTTCCGAAAGAACCTCTCCTTACAGTAAACGCTCCAGCGTTTAATCCACCAATTAATGTAATATCACCATTAATCTCGGCAGCATTCTTTCCTACCAGAGTATTATTAATTGTAGTGAAACCACCAGCACCACCAATGTTCAATCTTGTTACTGAGGTAGCAAAATCAAGTGTCGAAATGTTTCTGCTGAACATTTCAACTTCTCTAGAATTAGTTTGGAATTCCGAGAAACCTGTTCCTGGTGGGTTGTAAGTACCAATCGAAAGATTACCATCAATTTCGGTAAAACGATTTCTAATTTTAAATAAGCTTTCTACGTTACTAAGTTTTCCGAAAGCACCACCCATTCTAATAATACTAGTATTTGTACTAGATTCACTTACAGTACCAATATCAACTAATGAATTAGTAGAATTACTATGAATCCACAGTTGACTAGTTTGAACAAATCTACCAATGTTAAATTCTTGAGTGTTTGATACATTACCAATGTTAATTAATTGATTTTCATTAGTAATATTAGCGATGTTTAACTCTTCAGCAACACTGAAAGCGTTTACATCTGTAGCAATAGTATCAAGAATATTAAATGAAGTACTGGTAGTAGTTAATGATCCACCATTTACAGCTAGATTAGATTCTAATTTAAGATCATTTGTAATTCTAGCATTACCTTTAACAACAAAGTTTCTATCTAACTCAGATAACGTGGTGTTGATACCAATTCTTCCTCCAGCATTTGAAGCAGTTCCTATAGTTGTGGAAGCAACTCTTAGAACAACTTCATCTTGAGGAGCATTTGTTTTTGGATCAAATCCAACAATAAAAGCATGATCAACTTTATTAAATGTTCTATTTAATAATAGAGGATTGTTAATAAAGTTGTTTGGAGAAGTACTTAAAGTTCTGCCACTAATAAAGGCATTACCAACGATATCTAGATTAGCTCTAGGATCGACTGCTTGAGAAACAAAACCAGTTAATTGATCTCCATCAGTGCCATGTTTTGCTCTAGCAAGAGTATTAATACCAAGTTTAAAATCTCCATAATTTTGTGTATTTGTTCTTAAAGTTTCCGCTCCAAGAACACCAAATTCTTTCCAGGAATTTCTAGAAATTTCAATACTCCATCCAGCTGGAATGATAGTAGGATCATCGACACTGGTGGAAATAATAAACGGCGAGATTACTTGGAATGTATTTGTGGTGACAGTGCCAACAGTTCTAAGACCATTTAGATTAGCATATCTTCCAGTAAATCCACCAATTTTTAATTTAGAACCTTGTGTAATACCAATTTGACTATTTGTTACGCCTACCTGAAGTGTAAACTGAACAATGTTTGAACCTAAAGCAGTTACAGTGAATACATTGGATGTAATTAAATCATAGAAATTACTGTAAATCCATCCAAGTGATCCAGTTTTGTCTACTTGGGCTCCTTTCAGAAGAATATCACCTGGAGTAGGAGAAACAGATCCAAACGTTACATTCAATCCAAGAGTGCTTAATTCTTGATTTGGAGTGTAATTGGAAGGAATGTTGCCGTTTGTTTGGTTTACATGAGTTCTAATACTGTAATTTTGACCACTTAGAGCAGTGTTACCTCGTGGATTTAAAGTAAATATAGCAGAGTAAATATTATTTTTACTCAATACAATATTACCTTCCGAAGGAATATCACTCAAAGCAAACGTAGCACTATCTAATGTTACATCTTCGCCAGCGGAAGAATTTAAATTAGATACGACAGTTAGAGCAAATGGTTCAGATGGTTCTACATTAATTGTTACTGGATTATTAAAGTTAGCATTGCCATCTACAGTAATATCTTTTTCAAATACAACAGGAAGTTCAAATGTAGTAACGAGACCACCCAAATCATCTGTTTCATCATCGGATGAAATTAATTGAGCCCTTTCTAAATATGTCTCTTCACCAGTGATAGCATTAATTTTACGGTTGCCAATATAAAGGTCACCGTTGGAGTTTAGACCAGTATAAAATACAATACCACCATCTTCTTTCTTAGATTGAGCATAGAAATCCTGAATATCAGAAAGAACAACTTCTTGTCTTAGTGGGAAACCAGTTGAGTAGTTACCAGGACCAAAACCTAGATATTCGAAGGTGTGGTTGCCAGAACGAGCAATAGATGGTCTACGAAGTTCTACATATAGTCTACCTTCAGTTGGGTATGGAGAATCACCAGAGATAGGAATTAATCTATCCTCAGAACCAGAAGTAGCATTTCCTGCTTGAGCAGCAATAGGATTAACTACGTAATCATATCTGTTTAAAGCAGGATTATTAATAAAATCTAAAACAACTTCTTTAGTTTCACTGTTCTTAGAATCGTTAGTTGTTACTAAACCATGAACAAAGTTATCAGCAGCACAAATGGTTGGAGGAACGTCTACAATAGAAGTATCTCTAGAACCATCTGCTCTTACCTGGAACCACAGAGGATCATTCTTATAATCTAATGGATACAGTTGAGAAATTGGCTGACTAAACTTAAAGTTTCTAAAGTTAGTACCAACTCCAGGTCCAGTTGGGAATGGTGAGATATTACCTTTGAGGCAAGTTAGGTAGTAAATACCAGCTTGCTGATTAGGAATACGTCTTTGGATTTCATCAATATCAAAGATGTAGAAAGAATCTTCAATTTGACCAGCATCCTCAACTGATATAACTCTATATTGAGTGCTGTCATCATCTTCAATAATATCACCAGGAGTTATTGTAAGAACATTAGAATCCTTAATGCTGTATAGATAATCTTTTCTATCAGATTTACTTAATGAATTGTTTACACTTCCTACGCTGTTTTCTTTGGCTTGTAGAGAAGCAAAAATCAATACGGCATTGCCATCACCATCAAATACTGGTTCTCCATCAATGTCAAGAACAGGTTGAGTGAACACAGTATCAATAAGTGAATTATACTCAATTCTCTTATTATCATCAATATTTTTAATGATTAAGTAATGTTCATCAGTTCCATCTACATTAAAGTAACCTTGTAGGTAGCCAGAACCAGCAGAAAAACCAGACCAAGTAATTCTATTATTTGATACACTGTTTAATGTATTAAATCTGAAAGTTCCACCTTGAGGAGCATCAATTTTTACCGTAGTGAATTTCTCATTCCTCAACTGATCATTGGTAATTCCATAATCAAATACAGTTAACTCAATAAGATTTGTTCCATTTACATTAACTTGTCTAGCAGATTGAATGCTAAATGATACTTTACTTTGTGTTTTATCACTATCAATTACTTTTACTTGATTAATGTTGTATGGATCGTATTCAAAATTAAGATCTAACTGAGATTTAGGTAATCCTAATTGCTGAGCGATTGTTCCGCCAGTTGGTTGCTGTAATTGAATTTCAAAATAAGCAAGACTTGGTGATCCAACAGCAACAGGAGCTAAAACAATTTTTTGTGGGAGAAGTCTTCTTGTTTCGTCAGTTCTTGCTTTAAGAACAAATCCATTGAGAGGATCACGAACACCTTGAGCATACTCAGGAATTACATATCTTAAACGATAAATTCTGTCTTGAGCTGTTCTATTATCTCTAAGTCTTCTGTAGAAAGTGTTCTTACTTCTAGCATCTTTTAAGGTATCGCCAAGTTCTTGAATTCTTCTAATAATATTAAATTGATTGCTAATTTCATTCTTGGTGTTAATATACCATTGACCAGTAGTAGTATCAGCATTTACTAAAGTAGCATCAAATTTTACTGGGCTTTCTCTCTTATCCGAGAATACATAGAAATTCTTACCAAATCCAGCAGTAAAAGTGATTCTAGGAGTACCAGAAATTGCTTCAGTTGGAGTATAGAAAAGAGCGAAAGTTTTTGGTGTAACAAATCTAGCATAGTAATATGTGTTAGTATCAATTGGCTCTGTTATGCCACCGCTAGTAATTTGTGGCAATTCTGATTCACTAGGATCACCAAATGATCTAAAGAAAACTTTATGTACTGTATTTAATGTAGAAGGGACATCAAAAACGTGTGGCACATCTGTCTGAATTACATCAGTTTGACCAGTAATAAAGTTACATAGGTATTGATGTAGATCATAAGTTTCATCAAGAACATACTGCTGAAGTTCAATTTCTACTTCTTCGTCTACAGAATCTGTTTCTGACGAATAAATGTAAATACCAGCAGCAGCATTTTCTTTAGTCCTGGCAAGCATGATCTTGGTAGATTCATCAGGACCAAACGTGTTTGGATAGGTTGCTTCATCAGAATAATCTTCTGGAGAAGTGCTTCTTCCTGGAGCAATTACATAATAAACTGTGTTAGTTTGGAATCCTCTTGGGAGACGAATAACTCTCTTATCTGGATTCGTACCTTCTCTTGCTTTAGGAACAAGACGAACAGCAGTTCCTGTTTCAAAATTGTGTGGGTTTGAAGTACCACCACCAACATTAACAGTGAATAGTGTTGCTCTAGAAGCAAGATTAGCAGTATCAACAACTGGTTCTACACGAGTTACATTATTAAATTCTGGTTCAGTTCTGGTAATTCCAACAAGATCACCTGGATCAGCGTCAGTACCAATAGCTCCAGTAATAATACCATTAAATGTAGTAATTGTGCTAGCAATATCAGCACAATCATTAGCTGAATCATAGACTCCAGCTTGACCAGAAAGATCACCAATAACAGTATTATCGATGTACTGAGTTAAATTGTGATCACCTTGAATAGTAATCACCTGATTTCTCATTGCCTGAATAGCAAGATCTCTTACTTGAGTATAAACTTGAACAGCCTGAGTTCTTTCTCCATTAAGTAAATTAGGCTGAAGTACATATACTCTAGCAGCATCATAAACTCTACTATTACCGCCGTACTTAATATTATAAGCAATAGCATCAATAATTAATTTAACGTCATCAGTACATTGTTGATTGCCACCAGGAACTACAAATCCTGGGTTAGCAATAAGCATTCTATCAACTGCTTCCTCAGCGATTAAATTCTTATTAGCAAGAATTAAATTGGAAGCATCAACTTCTTTGCCGCCAAGAGGAGTTAAACCTTGATTAAGAATCAAGAATATATTTACAAAATACTCCTGGATAATAGTAGCAACACCAGAACACTCAGGATAGCCATTGCCAGCAGTAGGACCCCAAGTGCTGGTATCTTGTACCAAAGTATTATCTTTTTTGGCGGGAGTAGCTGCCCAAGAACCAACAAGATTAGAATCGCTATCTACAATTGATGTTGTTTTTGGTAATTCAAAATATAGATAAGCAGAAGAAGAATTTAAGTTCGCTGGAACAGACAAACCTTGGTCTAATTTACTGCCAAGATTACCTAGCTCAATTCTATTAGCATCAATAATTTTCTTAACATATACGTTATTAGGAATAACTGGGTTTAACTGTACTGGTGTAGCACCAGGATTCAATTTACCATCAGTAAAATTAATTAGATTGTAATCATACTGGGTTACTTTCATTCCAATCAAGATTCCACTTGTGTCACCAATATCGACAACAGCAGAACCCTGTGTCGTTACACAATTTCTGATGAGATAATCATAATTTCTCATCGTCGAAATACAAAGATTCTTGACGTAATCAAGAGCTTCTACTGTCTCGTTTAATTCATTGGAAATGTATGCTAATTGACCACCAATATAATAACCTTCGGCAGCTTGAATGGTATTAATATTACCACCAAGACGTAAATCTTGAATTACAGCATCAACAAAATAACCAATGTCTCTTTCACATGTAGAAATTTCGATGTTAGTATTTGTTAGAAGATTTGGATACTTTTGTGTAATATATCCGTATGCTTCTTGTTGAATAAATGTCTTATTGGTTTCAATGATATTCGAAGCATCCTGTGCTCTATTATCAATTGAAATGCCATCTGGATTTAAAGTTTCTAATGAAACGGTATACTTTTTAAATCCGTTTGGTGTAACTGAAGAAAAATATTCTTCTGTAGTTCCAGCAGGTGATTTTAACTTAAGATAAATCTTTTCATCTGTTTTGGCACCTAGTCTATATCCACTAATTGATGTAGATGGTCTATCAAATGGATCATAAGAATCATCGCTACCATAGTAAAGTTTTGTTTGGTTAGCTACATCTTTGGATACTTGTAAAGCAATCGAATAGTACTTTAGTTCTACTTCGTTAAAAGCACTGTCATCAATCTCCTTTACAGGAATAATATCAGTAATATAACCACCCTTATCCTGGTTGAACGAGAATCCTTTAAATCCTACAGCATGAAGTGAAGTGTTACCGAAGTTAGAGTTGGAGTTGGTGATGGACATGTCACCACCAGATTCCATTAAGAAGTGATCAAAGAAGCCTACAGCGAATACCGAAACACACTGAATGAAAGCGTCATCAGAAGCACGAATGTGGAAGTTTCTCCAGTCATCCTTCCAGTAAGCATCACCTTTGCTGTGATAAGGAATTGTAGCAAAAGCATCTACAAGTGACGCCTGATTCCAAGTATTACTAAATTCATCATAGCGAATAAACGCTCTATCATCTCTTTGTAGAGAAACACCCGTATACTGGGCAACAACCATCGACTTGAATCCAGTTGCCTTAGATCCATCCGCCCACATACCACACTGACCCCAGGTGGATCTAATCGAGCAGTTGAATACGTATGGCGAAGCAGATTCTACAGAGTCAATTTCTGCTTGTGCTCTGGCGCTAAGATTTAATGATGGAGTTGTAGAATTGCTATATCCGTTTTCATTAATATCAAGACCCAAAATTGCTGGTGTTGTAGCAACTTGATACTCAAATATTCTTGGATCTTCTTGATCAACAGCAGTTACTTTAAAAGTACCATTTAGTAGATCATTAAGACCGTTATCTACAATAGCAACATACTGGTTTACAAAATATCCATGAGCAATTTTAGTAGTAGCTACAATCGTAGTTCTGGATGGATTTGTTGACTGCTTAAGACGAATATTTACAATACTTCTGGTGTCAGAAAGAGGACCAACAATTCTATTTTCTTGTGGTAATGCTTCTAAATCACCATCATCAATTGTTGGTTGGAATAAAGCGAAAGCAGTAGCGACTTTATTGTAATACAGATCTAGATCATCTAGATCGGCATAAGTCATGATAGTAATCTTGTGGTGAGAATACTCAGGAATTGCTAATTGAGTATTGTTACCCTTTTGGAAATAAACCTTACCTACTTTATCGTTGTTGTCATATAAAGGAGAATTCTCAGAAAGATCACCATCTTTAATAGTAAACTGCCAAATATAGCAACCACCAGTTAGATTAAAGATCGAAGTTCTTTCTTGTGTTCCGTCAGCAGGATCGGGTACATAGAGAGGACGTACAATTGTTCTACGAAGATCATAACCGATTAGAGAACAACCTCTAGGAACGATAGCACCGCCAGTAGAAGCGTTAAATTTGTATAGAACGTTATCTGGATTGCTAAGATCAAGAATTGAGTTGTCTTGCCACTCTTCAAGTGCTCTGTTGTAATTAAATACAGGAATGTCTCCTGTAATTTGAACATTAGCAAGACTTGTGATGTCTCCATCAGAAATAGCAGTCGTTATAATACCGATTAAAGTATCAATAGTTGCTTGAACATCGACACAAGTGGCAACATTACCTGATGGTAGATTTGGAACTACTGGACCACCAGAATTATAAACAGCTGGACCAGAAAGAATATTCAAATCTTTAGAATAAAGCTGATTGGTTACAGCTTTTTTCATCATTACTTTAGCAGCATTAAAAGCAATAACAGATTGTGCTTCTTCTCCTAAAAGACCATTCGAAATAGGAAGACCTTCTTTTGTAAAATATGATTTGGCAGCAGCCACAATATTGGCATTTCCGCCATTAGCGAGGTCAGCAGCAACAGCATCAACAATATAACCAATATCTCTTTTACACTTAGATTCGCCAAGACCGATGGTTTCGATAGTCTCTTCAGGAAGATATTCTAAATTGCCATCATTAATTACATCAGTGACAATTGCTGTAAGAGTGGCAATTGTAGTTTGAATGTTAGCACATGAATTAACATTTGTATTCGAACCAGTAAGAGGATCAATAGTGAGTGTCAGATCTTTAAATGTTAGCTGATTCGCTACAGCAGCCTTCATCAAATCTCTGGCTTTATTAAATGCTGTAGTAGATTCTGCTTCTTCTCCCTGAAGACCATTATCGATCCAAGCAGTGCCAGAATTATTAAAATAATTTTGTAAAAACTTACGTGTATAACGATTTCCGCCACCTAGCAATACATCCAAAGATACTGCATCAACAAAATATCCAATATCACGCTGACATTTAGCTGAATTTGGATTTGTGAAAGTTGGGTGTGTAATAGCAATTTGAGCAAAAGCACCGTCAACAATTTCTTGACGATTTTTTTGAATCAGACGGTATGAGTCAAATCCTCTGTTCAAATCGCTATTAATAGGATCGCCAGGAACTACCCAATCAGTACCCCAGGCAGCTTCATCATATTCGATGGCAATTTCGCCAAATGCTCTATCAATAATTTCTTGTCTATTTGCAATAATAAGTTCTTTGGCATCAAAATAGCGTTGCTTTTCGCCACGATCAACTTCAATTAATCCAGGTCTGTTGTCAATGTAGTGATCGCCAGGCATCAACATGATGCTAAACTGGTCAAATCTATCGTTATCTTGACCAGGAAGATACGAATATCTTGCTACTTCAATAAAGGCTCTTTGAATTGTTTTGAATGGACGTAGAGGAGAATTACCTCTATTATCTAATTCATCAGTAGCATTAAAATCGTCTGGAGAAACATATAGATATTTACCAGTTTTGCTTGAATACAGATTATCAAGTCTTGTAAGAGCCATAATTACCCAGACCTATGTGTGCTTTCTTCTTACGAGTATTTATACAATAAAACCCCTCCCGAAGGAGAGGTTTTAAAGCACACGGAAGGGATTCTGGTTTGGCAGTATCGCCAACTGGAGTGGTGGGATTCGAACCTACGACCAATCGGTTAACAGCCGACCGCTCTACCACTGAGCTACACTCCATTGTTATGTCAAATAATTTCCCTCAAGATAATTAAGTGCCTTTTTTACGCCTTCAATACTATCACCAAGTCTCCCAATACCAACATTACAATTATCACAAATAAAACCACGAATGGTTTCGGTTCCATGAATATGATCACAAACCAGCATTTGATCAGTTTTTCCACAACAAGCACAAGGAGTTCCCAAAGGAGGAGTTTTAATATTAAATTTTTTCCTCAGTCGCCTAGCAGCTTTGGGATCTTTGGCAGCTCCTGGTTTTCTACATTCTTTACACTCATACCTAAAACCATTTTCCGAAGAACAATTTTTGTGAAAAAACTCTTTAGTTAATGGTTTTTCTTTTTTACAAGATCTACAAACTCTTGTTTTTACAAGAATTTGAGATTTTTCATTAAATAGAATTTCAAGAAGTGACATAATTAAGTCAGAATTTGTCTTTTTGCTTCAATTTTACCCAATTAAGTAAATTATAGTATTCAAATTTATCGTCAGATTCCTCCTTTGTTTGGATTAGGGTTTCTAGTGCCTCGATGACCATTTCGTGATCTTTCTTAGAAAGTAAGCTCATTTTTTACCCTCAACTTTTTTGACGATTTTTTACCGGGAATTTTTTTCCCGATTTCATGTATTTAGTTTTTGAATTTCGGATTTGTAATCCGAAGTGCCCAAGAGAGGACTCGAACCTCCACGCCGAAGCACATGATCCTAAGTCATGCGTGTATACCAATTTCACCACTTGGGCAGTGACCCCTCTGTTTGAGCATCGTTGATAGGCTTGAGGGGTGTTTTCCTGTCTGGGAATCGAACCCAGTTTCCATGTGTGTTGTCCACCCGTCCTTACCAATAGACTACCAGGATTTGTGGTAGGAGGGGGGAGCATCACCTTAAGCCCCCCTCTTTACTTCACTTGGACACAGAATACTAAGACCAAGGAGAGGTTTTGGTTCCTACATTGAACGCTATCACTACGACCAGATATTTCCAGTCCATGTGAAAGCGAGAGCCTAAGGTCGGACTTGAACCGACGACCTACGGTTTACAAAACCGTTGCTCTATCCAGCTGAGCTACTCAGGCATTCTAACAAATTCAAACCTACCGTATTTAGAACCCCAAAGCTGATGCTTATGTTCAGCACAGAATCCACGATCCATAACGTAATAATGAGTTGGTGTTATCTCAATTTCGTTTTGGAGGTAGGTTTGACGACCATTCCAGTCTACCATACAATTACATCCCTGGATACCACCCACGAAGGAATTGTTTTTGGGAGTCATGAACACGTCACAACCACTCTTCAATTTTAGCACATCCTGGTCAATTTCGTCAAGCCTTTTAAAACCAGTATAGTTTTCTTTATCAATCAATTCATAATTATAGATATGAATTTGTCCGTTTTCTTCTTTAGGCTGAAGAACAAACTGACGATAAGGTTTGTTTAACTGATAATTGTATGCTTGTTCTCCATAAATCAAACCACCACCCAAGTTCACATGTGTTACCCTAATAAAGGCATACTTGCTTGGGTTAGAAAATGCTTGAATTTTGTTTTCGAATCGTCCTTCGATTAATCTAAAAAATTCTTTAATCATCTTTAGGTAGTAACTCAGGATTTTCAAATTCCAATTCAAACATTAGCGGATGAGCCTCTTCCATCATTAAATAATTAGACCAAATAAACATGTCTTCATCATCAAAATCCCTATTAGATAGGGCTTCAGTTTGAACAGAAGGATGATCTTGTATGAGGGCGGGAAGTTCGTCAAAGGTATATGGCATACCCTGTATGAAATACATACGAACTACCTCGCCCATATAAAAGCAATATGATTGAGAAAGTGTGTATTTCATTACTTTTTTCCACTCGTTTTATTTAGTGGAATACCCGTGGTCGGATTCGAACCGACACTGGAGGGATTTTAAGTCCCCTGTCTCTGCCGTTGGACTACACGGGCATGTGTATGTGACAATTGTAGCAGGTTTTGCTCAGATTGTCAAGTGCTCCTTGAGGGGATCGAACCCACCTTAGCCGAATTATGAGTTCGGTGCATTCGCCAGATTGCTAAAGGAGCAAGGTACGAGTGGGTGGATTCGAACCACCTCAAAGCCGCTAATCTGGCGGAAAGAGTTTATAAGACTCCTCTGACTACCAAGTCTCACTCGCTTGAATTGATACCAATCTATGGTATCATATTCGTCCCGTTGCTGTCAAGAGGTTTTTCAGTGCCTGCCTACGCTTTCTGGCAGCTCTCAATGCTTGGGGCTTGAGGGTACGCTTCTGTTCTTTTTTGCTGTGGTGTTGCCAATTTGGAACTTTCATTGTTTCCTCGACCCGTGTATGTATGTATAATAGCAGCTTTAAGCTGGTCTGTCAACCCCCCTGTGCCACTAGTCACGCTGTCTCCAGTCTTCTGGTTTGTCTTGGCGAAACCAGTCAACAATCTCATCAATACTATCAAATCCAGTAATACCTTTAGATTCGTGACCAGTGCCACCAATATCAAGTTGATTCAAAAAATCATCCATATCTCCCTCAACCATATCTGGATTATTAGCAGTACGTCTTGCTTGTCTAAGTATAGTGGCAGCACTTCTATTTGATTTTGCTAATTTTTCTGCCCATATCATTTCAGATAATTCTACTGTTTGTCCAGCAACAATTTTTTGACAAATAGATTCTAAGCGAAGACGATATTGGGTAGATAACATAATACACCTCAATGTTATTGGTATTTATTGCTCGACTTTTTGAGTGATTTTTTACCAGAGAATTTTTTACCGATTTCCTGGTTTCAGTTTTCCAATTTCAATTTAGGTAAATTTGTGTCGCCACTACAGAAATTTTAGCTGGCTCCAATGTAATCTTTGATGTTTTACCATAAGAAAATTCTGCTTTCGTTTCAGACATCTCAAGCACACCCAATTCTTTACCGACATTTACTTTGAAAGATTTTTCGTCAAGTGTCATGGTGCTTACTTGAGCAGCAGCCTCAAATTTAAATCCACCTGTGGTGGTACTCATTTCAACTTTGCCACCGCTCGATACTTTGTACGAAGCTATTTCTGGTGTTGGATTTGCTCCGACCTCTAACACATATGACTCTTGTTGTGATGACTCACGGACTTTTGTACCAGTGATTGCTGTTTTTTGTTTACCTACTGTTTTTTCTGAGGCATTTCCTTTAACTTCTCTAGCATAATCTAAATCAACACTCAATGAATAATTTTTATTAACAATTTGTTTATAGTCTCCAGTAACTCCGAGATCATAATTACCATTGACTGTATAATTAACACTTCCTGGTGTTGAAACTGATGTTGAAGCATTTGGGTTGTACTGTTCTATTTGTACTTCGCCTGCTCCCTTGGAGTATTCACCACCACTCAGATTTTTTTCAAAGAAGCTAGTATTGAGTGAAAAAGTTCCACCAAACATATTAATTCTACCACCCTCTTTACCTGCCGTGAGATTAATATCTTTTCCCGAATTTAAATTGAGTGTGCTAGCAGCATTTAAGGTAATGTTTTCTCCTTTTATAACTGCTTCACCACCAATACATTCAATTAACACATCTCCATATACTTTTAGTGAGTAAGCAGGCAGTTTAGTTTCACTTATACCTCCAGTAGCATTCGTTTCTTTTTTTATGGAACCGTCATCTGGTCTTCCTTGAACTTCAATCGAAACAGATCCTGTCTTTTGTAGCTGTGCTTCTGATTTCATAATCAGTTTACCGCCACATCCACTTTGAGATGGAGAACCAGTACCAAAGATTATGTTTCCCTGATTGTCTATGTGAAATGCTGATTTACCATCAGTTATAGCAAAGCCAGAAGATCCATCTTCAGGAAATGTATATGTAGTGAGAGTCCATTTACCTAACAGATAAGAATAATCTGGTATTGGACCTTCGCCATATTTAAAAGAAAGATCTCCATCAGCATTAGGAACAGTTCCTTTTGTTACATCTGGATTTGAAGCGGGTTTGTTAGTTACAGACATTATGGGCAATCAATATATTTACCTGTTCCAATTTTGGCATAGCCTTTGGTTTCAAGTTCTACCTTATCTAGGCAATTTAAACTAGGTAATACTCTAGCACCAGCACCACCGCCACCTCTAATTATAATACTAGGAATATCCTTAAAGGTTTTTGTTCTGTTGAGAACTTCTACACTAAAAACATATCCGAGATCATTTATTCTTGCTCTAGCAATTCCAAGTTGACCGTCAATGTATACTTCTGGTTCTGAAGTATACCCTCTACCTGGATTCAATAATGTATATGAATCAATGACACAGGTTAAGTTTTGATTAACAGAAGTATTTTTTACATATCCTCTACCAGTTCTTGTCACTCTTACTTCACTCACATATCCGTTTTCATCCAACAAAGCAATAGCAGAAGCTCCATATCCTTTTCCACGTATGATTACTCTAGGTGGTTTTTGATATGGACATCCTCTATCAACAATTGGTATGCTAACGATTGCTCCAGATTCATTTGTAACAGGAACACCAGCTGATGGAGATGTTATACAAGGTTTAATAACATCAGGAACCACAGCAGGAGGTTCAATGATTTCTCCCAACACAATAATTTGTGCTGAAGCTCCTGTTCCATTGATAACAAAAGTGATCACTTCATTGCTTTCGATTTCTAAGTCTTTATTAATACCAATATAAATTTTTGCTGTGTTATTATAAACAACAAACGTATCAAACAGTACACCATTAATAATATCAGATGATTTTAGCGAAGGACCATACAAAACATATTGTAATTTAGTTCCATCAGGAACATTAGTTGTGGTGATAGTAAATTCTGCCGTTTCTCCCTCTTCATATTCAATTTTATCAGATTGAACAAAGAATGTTGGGGTAACAACAGTGCCCACAGGATCTTGAATTGTTTTATCTGGCTCAATTATTACCGTAGTAAAATCTCCATTATCAACATCAGTAATGGTGAAGATTAATAGTTCCGACTGTTCTATATCAGAATCTGCCGTTAATTGTACGTTTACTGTAGCTTTATTATCAACTACAGTAAACGTGCCAGATAATTCATACTCGATAATATCAGTTTCTGTAATGCCTGGTCCAGAAAGTTCGTATGTAACTACAGTATTGTTAGGAACATTATAGGATGTTATTGAGTAAACTATCGTTTCTCCCTCAGCATAAACATTCTTATCGGCTTCTACAAAATAGTATGGTTCTACTGGAATATCATCACCCAATATAGAAACGCTAGCGAAAGCATTTGTATCATCAATGCCAAAGATTAATCTTTCCGTTGGGTCTGGTATGTTTTGTGTTGATGTAGTTCCATCATCATTTACAATTTCACCAACTAAATCGTTGTCTGTTGTTGTTGTAATTTTAACAGTGGCTTTGTTATCCACAACAATAAATGATCCTGTAAGTTGACCACCAATAATGTCGGCAGCAACAACATCACCAAAAATAGTATAATTTAATTCAGTATTATCTTTTACATTTTTAGTAAAAATATTGAATACTATTTGTGTACCTTCATAATAAAATGTTTTCTCTGGTATTACTGTATATGATGGCACAACAGGAATAATATTGTTTACTGGGGTCAAAGTTGTTACTGGTGTTGTAACAAAATTTGATGGTGGTTTAATTATAGACGTTGTAGTAGGAGTCAAACCATCGGGTGCCTCAAAATCAAATCCACCAGCAGAAGGTTCTATAGATTTTAAATCATAATTTAAAATTTCACATTCAAAAATTGTTCCATCAGGAAATATGGTTCTTGATCCTTCTGGGGTAACAGATTCTGATAACCTAATAGCAAATTTTTCTACGCCTTCATCAACATCATCAGCAAGAGTTTTAAATGTTATTGTTTTTTGAAATTCTCCAGGAGCAAACCCAATTGTTCCTCCAGTATTTGGCTTAATAAAATCTACACCTTCTGTAGCAGATAAATTAACAACTTGATATTTTATACTAGAAGAAAGTAAAGTATTTCCTTCTCTTATAATAGTAAAAACAGCATCCTGCCCTTCAACTACTTGAAGATCATTTGATTTGTAGGCAAAAACTTTTTCCAAACTTGTAGGAGAAGCATCTGTTGGTACATCTCCTGGAGGTTGAAAGATGCCTCCAACAAATACGATGCCTGTTTCTTCATCAGCTGGCGATTCTTTTGATTCGGCACAAACAGAAGTTCCTGCCAAAGGACCATCTTCTATTTGTTTGAGTAATTTATCAAGCCAATCTTCAGTGTCTTCAGAACCACAGTCAGTACACTCCTTCGAAACTTTTTCACATTCAGCATTCGGACCATCACAAGAAATACCTAGCAAATCAAAGACAGCACTTATAGCCGATCCAATAATGTTTAATGGGGCAGCTAAGATACTTAAGAAATCTTGTAGTGGTCCTAAAACTACAGATAAAATTTCTTCAAGACCATTTAATATTTCACTAATAATAGATTCAATTACAGCATCAATCAAACAAGTGGCGGCATTGAATGCCTCCATAAAAATTTCTAAAAGTAAATCAGTCAGCCATGATGCTAATCTGTCAGTAAAATCAGTAATGCTACAACCTAAATCATCAAGAACATCATTGATTGTATCGATAACTGGCTTCAATCTACTTTCTTTTTTAGTGATAGGAGTGAAGGGTTCTACTCCTAAGTCAGGAGCAACTGGTCCTGTATTAACATTACCTAGGGCATCTGTAGTAGCAACGTCCACAGTTAATGCCAAGTCAACCAAGCCATCTATGCCTTGTCTAACAACTTTTACTATCTCGCCTTTTGCTCTAGACACAAAACTAGAAACTAATCTAGTTGCTTTGTTGACATAGCCTCTAGCAACATTCGTATAGTTATCTAATTCTCCATTGATTTGACTCACATAATAGTCGCCAAGTTGCCCACCAGATTGTTGGTTAGCAGCAAGCATTTCCGATAAAATATTTTTTAATCCGCCAGACAAATCAGATTCAGAACCACATTTTGGATTAGCAATTTCAACACACAGTTTAGAACCAGTTGGATTAGTTGATGTATTCTCAGCAAACAAAGCATAAAAACTAGCAGGAGCTTGTCCAGGAATAGCAGCAGCAATTACTCCAGCTTGTCCAGGTTTTGTGTACTCCGAGTCATCTTTTTCTGTATTACCTTCTGATTTCTTTCCTTCAGGTAGAGGCTCATGCTTATATGGATTTCTTTCTGGATCAAAATATGTGGTGAATGATTTACATGTGCCACCTGGATTAGGATCTTTCTCATAATTTTTAATTAATGTAGAACCAGCAGTGTGACCAATAGATCCCATGATAATTGGCTTCTGCTTATCAGCATCCATGTAAAAGCCAATCACCCAGTTACCTTGTCTCAAGTCAACCGAAGCACCAGTAACACCACCATCAGTAAAGGGAGCGGTGACTGGCATCATTACGTTTGCCCAAGGCAATTCGGTTGTTGGTGTGGCATCACAATCTTTTAGATGCTGACCAACAATTCTTACACGATACCTACCAGAATTTTTAGGATCATCATGCTTATTTGATTCAACCTGACCAATCCACCAGTTGAAACCATCAGATCCTATTTGATTTACTGGAAATAATGATGATAATACTGGATCCATATCACACAGGATTTATTTATTATTTATTGTGTTTTAGAAGCATAATCTTTCATGCCATATGAATCTCTAATTAAAGTTAAGAACGTATAGCATCTTCTTTGCTTTGGATTAAACACATGATTGACCTCAGAAATTAAATAAGTTCCACTATGTTCTGGATCATATTTTTCAACTATCTTTTGTTGCTGTGTTACCTGATTAGGAATCATGATGTCAATTACATCCCCAACTTTAATTGCTGGTGATCCGTTAAGTTTTATTTTTACTTTTTGATTTGTTAACGAATTCAATCTTGATATAGATTGTGCCATATAAAATTTTTGATAATCAGGAAATTGAGTTGCGCCATTTTCACCATCTCTTTTTTCTGGGGAAGCAGCTTCTTCACCATCAAACCATGTTTCGTGATCTAATATCATACTCATAACACGAGTAGGATACTTAGACAATTCTTTTTGACCATAAGGTAATCCTTTTTGGGATCCCATATGTTTCATACTATCGTAAGCTTTGTCTAGTGAATAAGTATACTCTTCATATGCTCCAGTGCTAAAGTTGTAGTAGCAAATTACTGAAGAGAATGCTCCTGTTCTTAACTTAGTTAGAACATCAATCTCATTTAAAAAATCAATTGATAATATCTTTTTATCTGGAGGAGAGTTTACATCAATTGGTTCTTGAAAATAAGTTCCAGCAGAATTAACACCAGAACATAAAGTATCAATTGATTTGAACACATACCCATCCTTGTTTTCAAAGAAAAAATAACCAGCACTACCAGTTACACTGCCGTAGTCAGAACTATCTACTGGTTTTAAAGAAGATATAGTTTTATTGTCTGAAGGAGATGCCTTAGAAGATTTTTTACTTTCTGTTACTTTAGATGTACTAGAATCGGAAACAGATTTTGATTGAATACTATTGATGATAGCAAACGGAGATTTTTTTCCAGCATTAAAAATGATATTAAATTTAGTAGTTTCTACTTCCAAATCTTTATCTGTTTTCAAATAATCTTTTAGCAAGTCACTCACAATTTTATTAGATTTGCCACTCAAGGTTTTCGTAACTCGGATCCCTTCGTTGAGAAGTCCTTCTTGAGAAATCAAACCTAAGGTATACGTTTGGAATCTTTCTGCTCCAAATCTACTACCAATTTTATAAACTCTCAAGTCATATTCATGCTGTTCATTGTTCGGAGCAATCAGATTAATTACAACACGCTCAGTTCCCTGAATAGGTAGTGATGATATTAAATTAGATCCCGAATCTACCATGACTAACGTGCCAGATATGACAGGAGATGTAATGCTTTCGAAGTAATCAAAACGCTGAACTAAATCAGTAATATCATATGACTCACTTGATTTTACTCGGTATATAACAACACTTTTTAATTGAAAACTAGAAGCATAAGGTTTTAAATTATCTGACATTATCCTACACCTAACGAGAATGAATTACTAAAGAAATCTTGAGTAGGATTTCTACCAGATTCTACCCCACCATCAGCAGATGGTTGAGGACTCGAACCAGCAGAAGCAATTTGTTGCCCACCACCTGTATTTAATACAGTTATTCCTCCACCAGAAGATTTTGAAGATGAAGTTGAAAGAGAAGATATCTGTTGTCCTGCTGGCGGCGGAGATATTTTCTGCCCACCATTAGTAGATTTAAAATATTCCACAATTGCTTTACCTTGTGGTTTGGACATATCTAATTTCGTAGGACCATCATAAAAATCAAATCCAGTTGCTGTTTTATGTGCTTTTATTGTTCCATATTCTGGGTGGGTGAATTGTCTTTCTTGACCAACTTTAAGACCATAATTACTCGTTATTGCTTGACCAAGTTGTGCTGGTGTTTGAGGTGCTGATTGAGAAGGTGAGGGAGCATTAAATAATCCAGATGGCGCTGCTTGTGCTCCTCTAGCCATCTGTGTTCTAGATCCATAAGCAGCAAAAAAATCATTATCTGATCCACCACCTCTAGAAACAGACCCAGCTCCCCCCAATCCTCTACCCAAAAATTCAGTTCTACCACCAACATGTCTAGCAGCATTTTCTCTCAATTTAGCATCAGAAATTGCTTTAGCAGATGAGCGATACATTTGTCTTGCCTGTTCTTCAGTTACTGGTCTACCTCGTTTAGAATAATAATACATGATTGCTTTTGCAGCATCATCCTCGTTTTTAATATTCTTAAATACATCCGCCACTTTTGCTCCCTCGCCACTACTAGCATTCGGATCTTTAAAAGCTACTTGATATTGATTATCTCTAGTTAAAATTTCTGTAATAGATTTCCCATACATTTGACCAGTATCTCCCAATCTATTATATACGGATTGAGCAACATCAGCTTGTCCTTGAGCAGACCCAGATTCTAGAGCAGCAATAGTTGCTAATGTGGCAAAATCTTGACCACTTCCACCTGGACCGTTTCCTGTTGTGTCATCATCTGTAGTAGTATCTGTTGGTCTATTATTAATACTATTACCAAGTTTTTCAAGTAACTTACCAAACCCATCAGTGAGTTTAGCAAATAAATCTTTCTTGGATTCGCCGTCTTCTTTTTGTTCTTCCTCTCCAACAGCTCTTCTTGAAGTGCTTCCCTTAGCAGCACTTACTATTGTTGGAGGCAATCCAAATACGTTGGCAATAGGTCTTGATACTCTTTCTATTTCTGGGTTTATATTTGCTCCTTCCCCACCCAAACTTTGCATATACTTTGTAGTTGCCGAAAGTAATGTTCCTCCAGCAGCCATCATCGGCAATGACATGACATCAACCATTGATTGAGTTAATTTAGAACTTTCGGTAGTTCCTCCCCCAGCAATGCCAGTTATATTTTTTGTTGTATCGAATCCAAACTTAGACGTTATGGGAGCAGAATTTACTGTGCTATTCCCCATTTCATACTTAGGATAATTATTAACAATTTTACTGGTGCCCATTTCATACTTGGGCATTGATTCAATACTTTTTGGAGTGGCAATAGGCTGTTGTGGTTTAGGTCTAACCTTCCCATCAATAGCACTAGGTTCTCCTTGTGTATAATTATTATCTAATGGAATGACCATTTCGTTGCCATGAAGTTTGGCAAGATACCCACTGTCAGGACCAGAAATAATACCGCCAGTTTCTGCTTGTGGTATGTCATTCTGCTCGTAAGCAGACATTTGCTGGAACTCCATGTCCTGAGCAGAAGTTGCTGCTATTTTACTCTCATCTTCTTTAGTAGTGAGGTCATCAAAATTAACTATACTAGCAGCATCTTTTTGTCTTTCTAATTTATTTTCAGCAGATTTTGCTTCAATTTTATCTACAGATTGTTTTTGGTATTGAGTTTGATTAGATAAAACATCAACAATTTTTTGTAATTTATCTTCTAAAGAATCGTTACTTGTCTTAAGCTGCTGGTGCATCATGCCTTGTAAGACAGATGAATGAACCATCTGATCAGCAATTACTTTATTTTTTTCTGATATAGATTCAGCAACCCTTTCAATTGAATCAGTGATGGCAGAAAGAGAATTCAGAATATCTTCTTTACTTACACGATTACTTCTGGAAGTTGCTTTTTGTATTTTCTTTCTTGCTCCTGGCTTAACCCAATGACTTTGTGGTCTAGCCATCGGATCATCTACAAATCCTTCATATAATGGTTTAAATTTATCTCTAAATGTTTTTGGCTTATCACCAGATTTAAACATATCAAAGATCGCTTGTGATCTTTCAAACTTGTTTAGTTTATTCCTACCTGATTTGCCAGTGGCAGCAGATTTAAATAAGTCAGCACGAGATTTCCAAGTTTGTAACTGTGCTTGTTTCTTAGCTTTAAATTCCCCGCCAAACTTCCATCTTAATGCTTTCTTGAAAAAATATCCTCGTTGTATTCCAGATTCTTCCAGTGAGGTTTGATATTTTTCTGCTACTGATTCAGCGTATTCCCTTTCTTGCTCAGCAAGTTTTCTTGCCTCAAGCACCTTACTAATAACAGCACCAATGTGATTAGTATCTTTTCGAGTATCTGTAAAACCCTGTGTGCCTGCCGACATTTATACTATTCTCCTATCACAGTATTTATTTCTCATCAGGCGTTTAATCTTTGTAACATCAAACTTTTTAATAACTCAGAAGAACTAACTCCACCCATTTGAATAATTTCTGTTCCTCCGGAAGAAGGCATTGCTGGCATTGGCGAAGATTGATTATTAATTACTACCGTATTGCTTTCAGATTCTTGTTCGTATCTAGATAAACTAGCAATTTGACTACCTTGATCCAATGACGCCTTAGGGAGCCACGTATCTCCCATTCCTCTTCCTGGCTTCGGTGTTCCTGGACTAAATGGCTTATCTTTAACTTCATTATATTGCCTTTCTATTTCTTGCATCCATCTCGGAGTTTTAGGAACTCCTGCTCCATACGTAGCAGCAACCATGCCATCCATATTATCATTGGTTTGTGCCGCTAATTGTTCCCCTACTTTAGGTGTAGAAGATACTTGCTGAGTTGGTGTGGTTTGTGTCGCCGCTGCTGACAAACTATTTACTGGGGTAGGTGCTGGTTTGGCTACCGAAACAGAAGGCATAGCTCCTCCAGTGGGCAAAGGAATATCAGTTCGTCCATGAATAATTTTTAATATTTCTTTTCCTTCCTTATCAGTAATTGTTATTCCAGCACCACCTGCTCCACCACTAGAATATTTTCTTTGTCCCCCTTCTACTACTGGAGCTAGTATAGCAGTATTTTCTACAGACTTGCCAAATCTATTTTCATTTTTAGAAGGAGTATAAAAATCAATAGCATCTCTTCCAGTACCACCATTTCTAGCACGATGGGCAGCTCTAGCATCTTCTATCCATTTAATTTGTTCTTCTTTAGTTCCATTTATAGGAAATACTCTACCGCCAACACCTTCATTACTTAACTCCATTTTTCTACCACTTTTATCATAAGCCACAGCAAGTTGTAGTATTAATTTTCGTTGATCTTCAATACTTACTCCTGGCCCAAAAGAAAGATCTTGATGATAATCAGCACTACCACCAATAACCCCACTAGGTCCAGTTCTTAATCCAGTATCAAATGCTCCATCACCTATAAGTTCAAGATCAAAATCTGTTGTATCATTTTTTCGTACATTTATTTTCTTCAATAACTCTTGAAACTTTCCATCAGGATCAATAATCTTTAATAGTTTATCAACAAAAGATTTTTCATCTTGAGTTTGTAGTAAATCTTTTTCAATACTTTCTAATTCTTCTTCGGGAGTTTCTTTTCTTTTTTCCCTAACTTTTTTCAATTCATTATCTATCTTAGGCAAAGTACCACCAACATTAGTCTGAGCTAAAGTAGCAGGAACATCATATTGTCTCGCCATTTGTGTTGATACACCTCTCAATGAAGGTGCTATGGGAGCAGCTACAGCACCAGCAGAATTAATATACTCTGTGGTTGAAGCAATCATTATACCACCAAGAGTATTCAATGGTGACATATCAATAGCATCACGATTAATAATTGCTTCAGTACCATGAAGTATTGCTGTTCCTGGTTTAGTTAATCCACCAGTTTCATGTTCCCCAGTTACTTTATCAGCTCCAGTTATTTTATCTGCTGCTCCGCTAGCTGCAGCACCCCCAAGTATAGACCCAAGTAAAATTAATGATCCTGCCGCAACAGCACCCCATCCAGTTGGAGCGGTTGGTAATAAAGCTACCCCAGCACTGACCAAACCAGCACCTATACCTGCCCCAGCAAGCCCGCTACCAACCCCAGCTTGTGCCTGAAGTTCACTCTGCCCCTCTGCTTTCCTTTCTCCATACTCAAGCCCAGCGAAGGCATATCTAGCAGGACCAGCCATCCTACCAACTCTACCCATACCACGAATTTTACTCATAGTACCAACAGCTTGCTTGCCTTTCGTAGGAAGCATAGAAGTCATTTTACTCACTGCTTTCGCTTTAGCTTTACCAGGCACCCGTTGAAGTTTTCTTACTTTTTGTCTGGCATTCCTTACAGATTTTGGTAGTTTACGATATAGTTTTCTGGTTAACTTACCCTTCAAATACTTTTCAATTTTGTTTTCTCTTTTTTTACCAGAAGGTTTCTTAGTTAGATCTTGAAAGTCAGAAGACCCAGCAGCATCACGCTGTGCTTCTAATTTAGATTCATTCGCCTTTCTTTTTTCTACTTCATCAAGTTCTTCAGAATGTTGTAACTGTCTTTCAAAATGTTCCAATATCAAATCAAATTTAGATGCCAAAAGATCTGTCTGGTTACTTATTAAATCACCGACAGCAAGTTGTGTATCAATGTTTGCTCTTATTAATGTATTCTGTTCTTCTAAATTACGATTTACAATGTTTAATGTTTCTTGTATTCTTCCAAAGTTTACGGTAATAGAATCCAGAATTTTTTTGTTGCTAGCGTAAGAAGATTCTTTCTTGGGTTTGTTTATTGTGTCAGTTAATTTTTCAGTAATACTTTTTGTTTCATCTTCATCCCCATCCAATATGGCTTGTATGTCTACATCAGCATCAGCCATAGGATCTTCTTCATCCTCAGCAGCATCGATGATTTCTTCTTCAATATTTTCTGCTATTTTTTTATCAGAAATTTCTTCATCATTTCTAACATCATTTAAAAGATCATCTAAATCTTCGAAATCATCTTCTGTTTCTTCATACTCCTCATCATCTTCCAGTACAAAATCTTGGTCAACAGCATCGATGTAAACATATGGGTACTCTTCTTCAACACCAGGAAGAGAAATAGTTTCTCGAATTTGATCTAATACTTTCTCACGGTGGTCATGTATTTGTTCAAACGTTAAGCCTAAACTTTTCAACCAATTAAGAACTTCTCTTTGCTTTGCTCCCTTTGGTAATGGAGATTTACCAGCAAAGTATACGGCGTGGTCAATATCATTTTCAAATTCTGGTTGCCATCTACCAGCAGTTCCCTGTATATAATGAGCTGGAGGAATTTTTATTGTAAGTTCTTGAGAAACTCTTTCTGGTGTATTGAGTTTCTCAATTTTTTTCTTTAACTCTTCTTCTTGTTTTCTTTTAAACTCTTCAAACTTTTCCTGATCTTGTCTAAGAATTTCATCAATAGAATCCATGATCTCGTTAGATGTTTTTTCTAAAGCATCTTCAAGATCAGTTTCTATTTTTACAGCAAATTCTTTACCGTCATCAACAAATTTATCTGCTGGAGTGTATACAGTTGTATCTATAAATTCTTCTGTTCCGGCAGAGATTTTATAAAACTCTTTTAATTTTTTTCTTATTGATAGAATACCTGGGGTCTCTCTACCAACAATTAAATCACTATCAATACCATCATAATAATCTGGTAGTTGTGATGGCACCAACCAATTTTCAGACTCGGCAATTAGCTTCTTAGCTTTTTCTATGCCCTCAGTTGTGTGAGGAAAAACACCATAGGCAATAAGAGTTCCAACAGCAATTTCAGTATTGTCCCTGCCGTTTTTTATTATTGGTTTTATTGCCTTCTCGGGTATCATTGATTAGCTGCTCTCTTTGCTTCCTCTTCCTTAAGATGTTGAATTAACAAAGATGTATACACTTCTCTTTCCCAAGGAATAAGATTTTCTACTTCTGCTAAAGAGTATTTATGATACTGGATCAAAGCAAAATTAGTTCTAAAGTACCCTTCCAAGCTATTCTGGAAGAGTGCTATACGAAAAAATTCTGTAGTCCCTCAATCGTATATTCAGATTCTTCGCCAGTGTTTGGATTAATTACTTTGAATTTATGAATTAGCCTAGGCATAGTTTCATAGAATTTTTGTAATGGTTCGAATTGTTTGGCAGTAAGACCTTCTATAAACTCCCTCATTTCTTTTTTAGAAGTTGTAGAAGAATCCCACACCTCTTCACTGTTAAAAATTTGATCAACCGAATCAGCAATAAAATTAATTACTTCATCAGTTTTAATATCTTTATTCAAAAATTCAGAATCAATAAATCTATCCATGCCAGGATAATTCAAAACAATGCCTGTGATATCATCAAGCATAATTTTATTAGTGTGTCCTTCAGGTTTAAACACATTAACTTCATTCAAATTAATGGTTACTTCAACTTGAGTCTTATTGTCATCTTGACAAGTGACAATCATACTAATTTCTTCTCCAACCGAAGCAGCACGAATTCGTAAAAAGATATATTCCAAATCAAAGCTAGGCAAGTCATCAACTTTAATCCTAGTTTGAACACAATTTTTAATCAGATCTTTGACGGCATTTTTAATCTCTTTTTCATCTTCAGATTCTAATGCCAGTAGTAAAACCTTTTCTTCCTTCACTACAAAAGGTCTGTACTTAATTGTTTTGCCTGTGGATGGCAACTCTAATTCGTAAGTAGGAATTCCAATTTTTGGTAATGCCATAAAACTTTATTTCAATTCGTGTAATTATTTATCCTCTATAATTACGGATGTCGTAGTTGTAATATGTGTGGCGAGTATAATAAAAGCTAGCACTCACTCTTGTTATTTGTGATGATCCATAAGACATAGGAACAGCATCTATGGAATATGGATATACATTTTCAAGCACACAAACTAAAGAAACTCTTTCATTTGGAGCATTAGCTCCTCGTTCTGCTTTTGATATTCTTAACGTAGTTTGATATTGATCAGGATATCTAAGGCGATTTGTTCTGTTAATTAGTTTTGTTTTGGCGTCATTTGCTTTAGCATCTCTCAAAAATCTATCGGTTCCAACTCGATTTTCAATTTTATCTTGCCCAAAAATATACTCGTGCCAAGCGTTTAAAAATTTAAATGGGATCATGTTAGCATCACACATCCACGAAAGATTGAAGTCACTTACTATTCTAGTATGAGGATAATTGATAGTACCTTCTCCCAAATACCTTCCAGTAATTTGCCCAGTAGCAGCGGAAATATTCGGTAGTTGTGCTTCGTCACAAAACAAATTAATTAATGCTCCGGCTTCCCCACTATCACTTTTAGCAGGCAAATCTACTCCAATAGTTTTTATATATTTTTCTAGATCAACTTTTCCACGAAAATCAAATTCAACATCATAGCCATTCGACATTGCCATGCCGCCATTCTTAGCTATGGCTGATATGAAGTTGTCTATTGATCCTTTTGCCACTCTAAATATAGTCGGAGGGATATATTTATTTATGGCTTATTCTGGAATCTACAAACCAAAGAATCCAAAAAAATATAGAGGAAACCCTACGAGAATTATCTACCGTTCTATGTGGGAGCGGAAGTTTATGGTGTTTTGTGATGGCAACGATAGTATTGTAGAGTGGGGAAGTGAAGAAGTAATTATTCCCTATCGTTGTCCTACTGATGGCAGAGTTCATAGGTACTTCCCAGACTTCTATATCAAAGTTAAAAGTAAAGAAGGAAATATTAATAAGTATTTGATAGAAGTTAAACCAAAGAAACAAGTTGCTGGTCCTGTCGAGAAACCAAAAAGAAAAACTGCTGCTTGGAAAAGAGAAGTCCTAACCTACATGAAGAATCGTGCCAAGTGGGCAGCAGCAGAAGACTTCTGTGAAGATAGACAGATGAAATTTTTAATTCTCACAGAAGATCATCTAGGAGTATAACATGGCATCAAAAAATAATTTAAAACCAAAATCATATGCTAAAGATGCTATTGATAGATGGTCTTATCTGAGCGGTCATGAGTTACCATCCTTAAGTCATTACACTCGGGACCAAATCCGTGCTCTTGCTTCTAAGTACGGCATAAAACGTTACTCTTCATACAAAGATATGACAGAGTTAGCACAAGCGGTAAGTGAAACTGAGGGGTATATAAAAGCAGGAAAGAAAAGTTATCAAACTATATTTGAAAAAGTAAGAGAAGCAACTGAAGGAGAAAGTAAAAGTTTAGGGTGGTATCAATCAAAACTTAAAATTTTAACTGCTGACATTCAAAGAGAACCTTCTCGTATGAACGAGCAGGAAAAATTTGATTCGATTGGAGCATTGGTTAATCAAGATCAAAATGTAAACCGCCGTAAAGTATTTCCTGGACACCTATGTTTTTTTGAATATAAAGCAGAGACACCAAGCCTTCCATACTATGATAAGTATCCTTTATTATATGTAATGAAAGTATCTGGTGGCGAATTTTGGGGAGCTAATTTACATTATCTAGAGCCAAAAAAGAGATTAATTGTTGTAAATAAATTAGAAAAAGGACAAATAGATATTCCCAAAAAAATCATTCATAAATATCTTTATAAAAGGTGTAAAAGTTTGTTCTTGGATTTAGCTATACAAGAATGGGTTACCGCTTCTGCTCTTCCCGTAGAAGATTTTGTATTGATGAGGGGCGGTGGTAAAATTGAATACCCCAAAGAGTACGTTTGGGAAGAGATAGATCAATATTGGAATGACCGTATCAAAGGAACCAGAGTTGTTTAGGATCTCACCAGGAAAGATATAGAGAGGGTCAAATAATGTCAGAAGCCGCCAACAGAAGAGCACAGCAAAACCGAGAAAGAGCAAGAGCAAGCCAAACAAAAGCTTCATCAACAAACAGTGATGTGAAGCCAGGAGCTATCACCACTGGTCGAGCTGGTTCTCAGGAAGCAGCCGAAAATAAAGATCCTACAAAAGAAGAAACAATAAAATTAAACATACAACTACCAAATAATCGAAGCAGTTCAGTAAGATATCCTTCTGACCCAGCGGCAATTGAAGCAGATAGTGACTATGTATTGTTTAGTTTTTATAGCTATGCTCCGCCTTTTGGAGGAGGAAGAGATACTCCAAACAGAGCAGATGCAAATTCAGCATCAAAATCTCCCAGTAACCCATGGGGATATTCCAACTACCAAGATTCCAGTGATAGATCATATAAAAATCCTTCTGGTTTAAAATCAGTTATTCTTTATATGCCAGAAGATATTCAAACTCAATTTGGGGCTGGGTGGAATGGAGCTGGGTTTGGAGCAGCGGCTGCTGGTATGCTTGGAGTTGCTGGATCTATCAATAACCAAAAAGATTGGAGTGCTTTAGTTCAAGCAGGAACTAGCTCAGCTATGGGTGGAGTAAAAGCAGCTACATTTAATGCTCTTATTTCAGGAATAAATGCTGTTGCTGGAGCAAATATTAATTTAAATCAAGCCTTAGGAACAGTTACAGGAACAATCTTAAACCCTAACGTAGAACTTGCTTACGAAGCACCCAAACTAAGAAACTTTAGTTTGAAATTTAAACTGGTTCCTCGGACAGGAAAAGAAGCTAAAGATATAAAACAAATTTGTAATATATTTAAAAAAGCAATGCTCCCTAAATTTGGAGGTCAAGCAATTTTTGGTGCTTCTCAAGAAACAGCAAATCTAATAACGATTCCAGATCTTTGCCAAGTTCTTTTTATGAAAGGGTCTGGCATTCATCCGTTCCTACCAAAATATAAACTATGTGGTATTACTGATGTCAGCATTAATTATACTGCTGCTGGAGCATATGCCACGATGGGCGACGGTTCGCCAGTGGCAACAGAATTAACCATATCATTCCTAGAATCAAAGTTAGTATTTGCTGGCGAAGTAGATACAGAAACAGGAGAGGGTATCTAAAATGTATTTCTCATTCATTCCTAATATCGAGTACGATAAAAAACCAATTCAGTATCCATTCTCCGAATCTGATTTTGTTGTAGCTAAAAATTTCTTCAGAAGATATCAGATTAACCCAGATGTATTTTCTTATGCCGTATACTTTAAAAAGTATTCTATAGAAGAAGGAGAGCGTTTAGATACTATAGCAGAAAAAGCATACGGCAATCCTTTCTTTGATTGGGTTGTTGCTTTAACAAATAATATGATAAATCCTCTATTCGATTTACCATTAAGTCAGAACGATCTAAGAAAATCTTTAGAATCTACATACGACGATCCTTATTCGACAATAAAACATTATGAAACATACGAAATCAAAAACAATAACGGAGTTACAATTTTAAAAAGTGGTTTGATTGTTGACGAAACATTCTATTTTTCTCCATTCAAATACTGGAATGGAACATCAGTTGAAAATATTTCTGGCAGCACTGCGTCAAGACCAGTAACAATTTTTGAATATGAAGAACAACAAAACGAAAAGAAGAGAGAAATTTACTTACTGAAACCAACATATTTGGATGCCTTTTTATCCGATTTTAGGAAGACAAATCTGTATGGTAAGTCAAGTGACTTTGTTAACAATAGATTAAAACGAACTGGAGTATAAAAAAAGGGGGCGTAAGCCCCCTTTACTTTTATCAATCTTCTTCAGCAAGACGAGCGAAGTAGCTCAGAGCATCATCGTCATCGTCTGACTTGAACGAAGGAAGATCAACATCACGTTGCCGAGTTGAAGCAGCAACAGGAGCAGGATCTTGCTCTTCTTCTTGTTGAGCCTGACGAGTAGCAGGAGCAGCACCAAGAACACTATTCATTCGAGTCTCAAGATCTTCATAAGATTTGAACTCACTAGGAGCAACAAATGCTTCCAACGAATATGCTTGTTTCCAGATGGCTTCCATTTCATCATCATCAGAACTGAGCACTGCTGGCGAAGAAAACTCAGAAGCATCGTAGTTCCAGTAACCACCAACGGTCTTGATTTTAATCTTGAAGTTGGCGCCTTCCCAGAAGTCAAAGACGTTCACGGGAGTTTCATCTTGGAACTCAGGTTGCATGGCAGCGAGAATCTTATCATGAATCTTCTTACCATACTTAAACAAGAACACCTTACCATTGTTGTCAGGATTCTTAGGATCATTCACAACATAGATGTTGCTGTAGTAAGACAGTTTACGCTTACGATCACGAGCAACTGCTTTATCAGATTCATGACCACTGTTCCACAGTTTAGTATTGCCAGCACAAACGGGACACTTATCTCCGTTTGTTGTGGGGCAGTTATCAATCAACCAACCACCAGTGCCTTTGAAGGCATGAGTATAAAGTTTAGCCCACGGCACTGACTCCCCTTCAGGAGCAGGCAGAAAACGAATAACGGCATAGCCGTTACCAGAAGCGTCAAGTTCGGGCTTCCAGAGCCTCTCGTCGGCACCTGATTGAGTGCTGGACTTTTCAAGTTCCTTCTGAAGAAACTCAAAATTGCTCTGGGACTTACGCTTAAGATCAGCAAAAGACATACGGATTTCCTTGGATAATTGGATTTGGCTTGTGTGACGCTGTATCACCTAGACATCATAGCACAGGTTCAGGGTGGCGTCAATCCTCCTGAACCTCTAGTTGTTCTTTCATGACACGGACTTTTTCCAGAAGGTCATCGAACATGGAACCCATGCTTTGATTTGGGGTGGCACCAAGCATTACGGCAGCCTGCTTCATACTTTCCGCCATCTCCATTGCTTCTGGATCATCGCTCAAACAAATTCTAGCATGAAAAATTTTCTGTTTTTCAATCAGTTGTTCCATCACTTCAAAATATTGAAGTTTCTTTTCTTTATTTAAGACAGCAAAGGCAACCATCGATCTCATACAGAACTGTTGAAGTTCTGCCATTTCTTGAAGGTCCCCTCTCACCATTTCAGATTTAAAAAAGTTTCCCATAATTAAACAAGCATAAGTTTTGCTTTCGATGTTTTTTTCATAAAGTTTAATTTCTGAGCATCAAACTTTAGTTTTTCTTTAAGTGGTTTTGAAATCAGTTTAGGTACTGATTCAATTTCAATTTCATTTTTTTCACAATAGTGAACAATAGCATCAATATAATTCATTGAGTTTTCGTGAGCTATCTTTTCCACTTCCTGCGAAAATCTCGCAGCTGTCATAAATTTATCCTCCAATGTTTCTTTCATATTTTTGTTCGTACTCGTGGATATACTGTTGTAACTTAATAAAATATTCTTTTCTCGGGGGCTGGATAACCACTTGAGTATCACCGCTTTCACAAGCAATAATAGTAACAAGTTGTTCTACTTTAATACCATAAAGTTCTTGAAGCATACAAGCATATGCTATTTCTTGAACGTAATAATCGTAGAGATACTCTTCTTTCTTTTCTTCTGCCGATGTCTTAAAGTCAATGATAGAAAGTTTACCATTATATTCAGCAATACAATCTACACGACCGGCGATTCCTAAAAAGTCAGAATATAATCCAGCTTCTTGTAAGTATATGTTATTTATGTTGTCCAGAATTTTCCGTGAGGAATTGAACATAATCCAAACCAAAGGATATTCTTTATAAAGATTTGGATCATGTTCATTATTAAAATAGTTCTCTACTAATTTGTGGTAACGATTACCACGAGTGGCGGCACGACTAGAGATTTGTTGAGCTTTTTCTTTCCCAACTCTTTCTCTCCACCTAGCAAGTCCCTTTTGCTTTTCAGGATTGTTACTAATCACGGTGGTTACTGATTTATGTTTATTTCCAGTAGGGGTATTGTAATATCTCCTACCTTCAATCATAACAGTATTCATTTCAATTGGTTCAATCAGACCAACATGATTAAAAATTTTCATTAGAGACCTAGATTAATTTTAGCAATTAGATAAGACTTGATAAGACCAGAACGAACAATGTCATCAACACCGTACTCGATTAAAGAGAACTCCTTCATCTGTTGAAGAATACGTTGGAAATCAATAATGCCAGAACGTTCATTACTACGTTGTAGGTCAGATTGTCTAGCATCACCACAGAATAGGATCTTAGTATCTTCACCAACACGAGTGATGATAGAATCCAATTCGTGGAAGTTCAGGTTTTGGCATTCATCCACGATAACAATAGCTTTATCAAGCGTAGTGCCACGAAGGAATGAGGTAGACCAAAAACTAACAGTTTCCTGTGCCTTTAGATTTTCATAGAGCATATCAAACGCTCCATCATTAGGCATTTCAAACATATACTTTACCATATTCTTATATGGAATTTGGTAAAGTGATGCTTTGTCTTCGTGTGTGCCAGGAAGGAAACCAATTTCTCTAGTGGCGACTAGTGAACGTACCACATATACTTTTTCGTATGGAGTATGCTCATCTAGAACATCACGAAGAGCAAGGTACAAAGCTAAGAATGTTTTACCAGTTCCAGCAGCACCATAGGCAAAGATGTTTTGACCTTTACCATACTCTTCAAACATAATACGCTGATTATCTGTGAGAGGTTCTACATTCAAAAGATAATCAGAACTAATTGGCTTCTTCCTTTTCATTTGCTTGGTGCTCATACCAGCAATGTCGGGGGTGTTTCTTTTTCTTGCTCGGGGCATAATTGTTTATTGTAAAATTACCAGTTGACACGGGAACCAGGAGCTTTCGCTACCTTGTTCTTCATAATATCAGCCCAGCCAGGGTGAGTTTTATTCATCTTATCTTTCCA